GGCAAGGAGATGATGATGTATGTTTAATTTTAGGAGATAATATTTTTACAGGTATAGAACCATTTAAATGGTCAAAAGAATGTGGGGCTCATGTTGTGGGTTATAGAGTATCTAATCCTTGTGATTATGGTGTAATAGAAACAAATTACACTAACGGCCGTAGAGGGGTTAAATCAATAGAAGAAAAACCCACGGATCCAAAAAGTAATATTGCCGCGACTGGTATTTATTTTTATGATAAAACTGCTGGAGAAAGAGCTAGAAACCTTACTCCATCTGCTAGAGGAGAATTAGAAATTACCGATCTAAATAAAAGTTATTTAAACGATAACTTGTTGTGTTACAGTGAGTTAGATAGTAATTACGCTTGGTTTGACACTGGAAACCCGGATGATTTATTTGCAGCTTCTATGTATGTTAAGTCAATTCAGGATAGAACTCAGACTATGATTGGTTGTATAGAGGGAGAAGCATACAAGCAAGGATTTATAACTCGCGACGAATTTAAAAGTATAAAGAATAGTATGCCTAGTTGTAGTTATCAGACAAATATGGTAATGAGCTACTTTTTAGATTAAAGATGGAATTAATTGATTTTGTAATTATCGGGCCGTCGAGATCTGGTTCAACTCTTTTATGCTGTATGTTAGATTTACATCCTAATATACATTGTGAATTAGAGCATTTTTATAGACCTAAATATGAAGAATACGTACAAAAATATAAAACAGAAGATTCAGTTAGGATATATAATCAAATAGCGAAAGAATGGAATAAGACTAAAGAGCTACCTTCTAAACCTTTAACAGGTTTTAAATTTATATTCAGTAACCATCGACCAGAAACAGAAAAATTATACAAAAAACTTTTAAGAAATAATGAAATTAAAAAAATTCTTATTACTAGAAATCCATTAGAGAGATATATTTCAAATAAAATTAGCGCAGTCGCGACTGTAGAAGCAAAAAACTGGTTAGGTACTAAACTTCATGGTACAAGAATGAGATTTGATCAAAAGGGTTTTCTTAATTTTTTAAAAAAAGATAATTTAGCTTATGATTTCGCGTTACGACTAGTAGAAGGTCCGTTACTTACTGTTGATTACGCTAACACTACTAATACAACCGCTTTTAGAGATATTTATAACTTTTTAAATATACCAGATAATCATACAACACTACTTGATTGGGAAGGGTCAACGAAACAAAATTATACACAAATGTCTTATAAGGTAGAGAATTTTACAGAGATGGTAGAGTTTCTCAGAACAACCCCATATAAAAAATGGTTAGTTTAAATTAACTTTACTTCTAGTCTTGTAAATTCAAACGTAGCAGAAGCTCCTATTTCTGAGCTTGATGTATAATCCCAAGATATTTCAGATAAAGATGTTGGGAATGCGCCAATGTAATCCCATTGAATTTTCTTATTTTCGTACTCATCTAGACCGTAAACTGTTAGGTTAGAAGAATATAACGGTAAAAGTTGCCCCGGTTTTGGATATTTAATAATCTCATCCTGATTAACATTTCCAGTTTTTACATCATTTATTACATCTAGCCATTTAAATATAGCCCAATAGTTAGAATACTCGTTATCTATTTTAAAGGTAATATCTAAGGAGGAATATGGGGTTCTTGCGTGAGAACTAACTTTAATGCTTTGCGAACCGTAGTTAAGGGTTTGTTCGGGTACACTAACAGAAGGTGTTACCGCACCCGCGATACTCATTTCGAAACTGTTATCGCTTAGCTTATTTGTGTTTCGGGTAACATTATCTCTTATATTCTTAATACCTTCCGGGAGGTTTAAAATTAAGATAAATTTATCTTGTCTGTTTTTGTTTAGCGGTGCTTGCTTCATAATCTAGTCCAACCTTCTGCTTCTAATTTATCTACATCAGAAAGCTCGTTGTCTCCAAATATATTTATATCTTCAAAATAAACTGGATGAGGATTCCACGAGTCATCTATATTTTGTAATTTATAATCTTGTAAGAAATTACTGAACTTTTGATCAACGTAAGCTCCTAATTCTAATTTAGAAGGGCGTTGATTAGAGTCTATTTCTATCACATCATAATATTTTTGTACAATAGAGTTTTCTAAAATTAATAATGCCCAAACTAAAGCCATAACTCTATCATCATTTTCAAAACCAGGTGCTGCTGCCCACGAACCGTTAGGGTAGCGTATAAAGTTTTTTAATTCTTCTACAGCTTGCTTAGATCTTAACTCAACACACTTTAATTCGTTAACCCAATATCGCATGTTAGTTATACCTTTATACTTTGTATTAGTATGAGCATATACTCCTAATCTATCAAACTTTACTTGACCTACTTTAGGAGACCAATTTACAATATTTCTATAATTGTATTGGTGAAATAAGTTATCTACTACTTGACTACCGCAATTATTTCTTTCTATAAGTACTGGAGGGGTACCCCAATGGTAACAAATATCTCTTACCTTTGTAGTAAATTCAAAAGGATTAATCTGATTACTTGCGTATTCAGCTACTTGTTTTATATCTTGTAAATCTGTAATATCTAAGACTTGTATTACGCTTGAGTTTTGTTGTACTCCTTCTGCAACATCTACACCTATAGTGTATATATGTTCTTTGTTTGGTTCATCCCATATACTGTAACAACCATCATCAAATAAATGTTTTGGTTCTGCGGTGTTGCTAGCTAACTTAGCATAAAATACTTCATCAATAAAAGAATCCCCTGTATCTAAAAACTTACATTCAAACTCTTGCGCAAATGCTTCCTCACTACCTATTGATCTTATAGTATCTTGTTTCCATTTTTCGTCACGACCTGGTATTTCATCCCATAATATTTTCTCTGCTTTCCAATTACTCTTTTCATTATCTGCATCAGTATATAAATTATAAAAGAGATTATTACTGCCGTTTGGGGTTGAGGCGACAAATATTTTAGATTTCTTCGAACTAGAAATAATCGGGTATACGGACTTCCAGAAATTATCTACTAAGTTATTAGGTATAAAAGCAAGCTCGTCAAGAATTAATACATTACATGAATCACCACGACCAGCATCTGAGCTTGTAGTACTAATACCAATACTACTACCATTCGCTAATTTCATTGACGTTTTACCGTATTCAAGTACACCAGGTTTAAGATAATTAGGTAGCTTTTCATATGCTGTACGTACACGTGAGAATATATTAATAGCAGTTTGCTCTTTGTTAGCTACAATTAATATACGTTGATCATCTTGAAAACATGCGATCCAAAGTGCATAAATTGTCATCATTGTTGTTTTTCCAGTTTGTCTAGAAGCTAAACAAGCAACAAATCTATTATCTCTTAAACTACGTAAAACACGTTTTTGACAGGCGTATAATTCAATTTTTATTTTACCACGATCCAGGTTAACAATATAAAAAAAGTTTTCTGCGAAATATAAAATATTTTGTTTCGCTTTCTTTAAAGTCTTTACCATTTCAGGAGTCCATTCAAACTCCATATTCGCGTTAGGTAAATCTTTATTTCCTAAATAAAACTTCTCTTCTTTTTTTTGTCGCGGCATAAATAAATATTTACATGACTGGTTCAGATTATAAACAATTAAATGATTTGTATAGCGATCGTATCATTAATGAAAGTGATGAACAAAATGAAATGCGTAAAAACATTGAAGATCTCAAAAAATTATACGACAACCCTGATGAAGGGTTCGCTAAAAAGAATTATGGAAGCGTAGATGCTTATAAAAAAATGTTAAAGAAAAAAATTGAAGATATTGTCTCTAAGCTCGACGGCCCATATCCAGTTTATTTAGAAGATGATCAGAGACCTAAAGATGAAGTAGACTCGAAAGAAATTATAGCTTCTGTAGGAGAAACAGAAGATCAGCTCCAAGAACCAGTTGAATCAGAAGATTTAGAGGAAAAAGAAAAGAAAAAAACCAAAAAAATTAAGAAAGAAAGTATAAATATTTCTAACAAAGGTACTATTATGTCAAGTGATAAAACAATATTCGATAAGCTATACGAAAGTGTAATGGGTGAAGCAGATGATTTCGAGCTCGGTTTACCCGGTGAAGACGACGGTCTCGATTTAGGCGATGATGTTGGTGGTGAAGAAGAAGGTGGCGGTGACGTTACTATTACTCTTACCGGAGACCAAGTCGATGCCCTTAAAGCAATTATGAGCCAGTTAGATGGAGACGACGAGGAAGAAGCTGCTGGTGAAGAAGAGGGCGAAGAAGAAGCAGAAGAAGCTTTTGATGGTTTAGAGGAAGAAACAACTCACACTAAAGACGGTTCTAAACCTGGTCATGATCCATCTGATGGAGGTGGTAAAACAACTGAACCTGCCGCTGATAGTTTAGGTGGTAAGTCTTCTGGTACTGGAGATGCAAGTGTTACTGATGAAGAAGGTTCAAAAGACACAGGAGAAGGTAAGAAACCTGGTCATCACCCTAAAGCAGGTAAAGAAGCTAAAGCATAATAGCAAATAAAAAAATACCTTTAAGGAAGGCCTCTTGCGTAGCAGGAGGTCTTTTTTATTAAATAATTATAATGTTTAAGAAGTTATTTCTAGAAATTCTAAAGAAACCTGAAGGTACAAGAAATGTCTTAAATAAAAGGCATATGCAAGGGTCTACTGGTTCTACTGGACGTAAGCATATGAATTTGTTAGCTAAGTCTAACAAAACAGACCCCAACTATCCTCCTTGTTTAACTCAATTAAAGAACAAACCAGCCGGTATGTCTTTGCTTACTTCCAAAGAAGCAGAGACAATAAAGAATCTCTTTCATATAACTGACTTAGAACAAAGAGGTAGTCGTAATTTAGGTAATACTGGTATTACGATGTTTGTAAAAGATAACAATTATTATATTAAAAAGTAATGCCAGGATATCTTACATCTAGTGTTAGTGCTATAAATTATTTTAGCGGAGCTGAGACAGACCGTTTTAATAAAAAAGCAGATAACGTAAATGAAAGAGCTCTTACTTATAAAATCTGGTGGAAAGAACAAATTAGATTATATGGTTCTCAGATAGATTATTATGCTAGGAACTTTGCGTTAAGCGCTACAGATAAAGTATACGGTGAAAATACTCATGCAGGGTATCACCCTAAAGCTACATTTGTAATGTTAATAGATTTAAGTGATGGTAATATAACTTATTCAGAGTTTGGTTTAATGTCTGATGATGAGATTACCGCAATAATAGACATTGAAACTTTCCAACAAAATTTATCCTCTTACTATGATGCAGCTTCTGCAACATTTCCAAAAGCAGGAGATGTATTTCAATTAACCGAATTCGGGTCTTTAGATAGACCTCTAGGTGATGGTAAAATATTTGAAATAACTGAACGGTTAGATCAGAAAGTAGATGAGATAAATCAGCTTCAAGGTCATTATGTTTTTAGACTACGAGCTCGTAGAAATGATCATACGTTTACTCCCGGTCTTTCTCCAGAGGAAAACTCTACACAGGTATCAGACACTTCTGGTGTAGGTTTAGTCGATAACTTAGAAACTGATTATATCAATGATTTAGATACTGAACAATCAACATATTTTGATTACGGTACTAATGATGATGTGTATGGAGACTATTATTAGTCTGCTCGTATTCGATCTCTTTTAATACAGAAGGATATCTCTCTGTTATATACTTGCTAATTGGAATAGGTTTTAAGCAGTCTTTTTCGTATCCCATTTTTTCTGCTTTTTCAGATATAATGTTAACCGCTTCATACAAGCACATCCATCGTGCTAGTTTTGAGTTATCTTGATTACTTGTCATATATAATATTCGTAGGTAATATAGTTTTAAATTCTACTTGTATTTTATTTTCTGCATCACATTTAGTGCAATTAAATTTATTCTCAGTAGACAGATCGATAGGAACAGTATTAACTTTTTTACAACCTTCACATTCTATCAATATAGTATTTTTTTCTGAAAGCTGCGCATATCGAAGCATTTCCTGTTCTAATTTTATTCTAGTAATAAATCGAAGTATATTATTATAGATAAGAAAAAATATTACTTGCGCGCAAAATGCTCCTAAAAACACTTTAGTAAACATCTCTAGTGTAGGTGAGAAGTAATATGAAATACCTCCTATACAACCAGAAATGATTACTAAAATAAATAAACTACGAATTATCTCTACCATCGTTATCTAAATCGTCTGTAATAGATTTTATTATATCTTGAATTTTTTGCAACTTATTATTTACAGATTTTTTAGTTTTATCATTTGTCTTAACGACTGGGTTTTCAAATAATTGATTTAATAGATAACTAGCGTCTGATATATTTTTAAACGCGGTACCTAATTGTTCAACAACATGATCTCCAGGGAATGGTACAAGATCAGCCTTTACTTTATTATATGTTTCCGGACTAGCTTTAGCGATATCGCTAAGAGTTTTAGTAGTTGGTCGAACGTGTCTAGACTTTACATCCTTCCAATACTTGTTAGTGTACATATATAAATCTTCAAAAAGTATGCCTTTCATCATAAGTATTTAATAAATAGTTATATGGGAAAGTTTGAAAATAGATTTTTATCTTTATTAAAAGAAGATGAGGATGTTCCAGCGATTGACGCAGGGCCCTCAGACGATGCAGATTCTTTCGCTGGAAGTCTAGACGAGCCTAGTAATGCCGGTGATTTCGAAGATGTACAAGATACACAACCTAATACAGGTCGTGAGTTAGAAATGCTCAAAGAGTGGATAGATAATTTAGATGAAGTAATTAATTATCTTAACGGCGGTACTGAAAGTGTATTAGGAGTGTTACGCACAGATAACAAAACAGGCACTATATTTGATGATGTATCTGATGCAACAAAGAGTGAAATTTTAGATGTTTGTGAAAGACTTGCGAGTTTGAATCAAATATTCAAAAACCTACATATAGAAAAACATAAATAATTTATCATGACTATCGACGAACTTATTAATAAACTAGATGAAGCAAAGGTCACTGAAGCGAACGCGAAGAGTGATTGGAAAGCAGCTGAAGGGGAAGAAAAAGAGGAAAAATTTAAAATTTTTGAATCTGCTAAAGCTGCTAGAAAACAAGCGCAGCAAGATATTGAAGCCTTTAAATTCGCAGCTGACAAAGTTGACCCAGCTCCTAAACCTGCTCCTAAACCTGCTCCTAAACCAAAGACTACAAATGAACGAGCAGATACGCTATGGTATTTACATTTGAGAAAACTAGGAAGAAGAAAAACCCCTAGACCTGCAGGGTGGGGGGAATAATTATATTCTAGTAAGTAATAATTTTCCCTTAAGCTCGTTATAACTATTATTAATGATAAACCGTGGTTCTATATGATCACGGTTTATTTTTTGACATATATCGTTAAAGTCTTTAAATTGTTTGAGATCTTCTGGCCATATAAAGCACTGCTCTCCTAAAGATAATAATTGATTAGTTTTTATTTTTGCAGTCGTGTCACAGTATTGATTATCTAATACCCATATGCGTTTATGAAAGGGTTTTTGTTTGAGTTGATTTTCTTGTTCTTTTGTAAAACAAGATTTGCCTTTACTTATACCACCTGTAGCAACCCCGTTTTTTACAAAAAAGCTATCTATAGGGCCTTCAAAAATAAATATGTATTCTAACTCTTGTTGTATATTATCAAAGTTAAATATAGTCCGATCCGCACCTATTTTAGAGAGATATTTTGGTTTAGTATCTTTTTTGTTTTGTTCTAATTTACGAGACTGGTAAAAATTAATATTATTATCTTTATAGAACGGAATAATAATTCTATTTTTATGTACAAAATCGTTTCTGCAAAACCATAAAGTTTTAGGTCGATTTACAGCAGTAAACAGCCTTCTACTTTCACACGTATCAATCGCGTGTTTAAACATAGCTTCATGACTGTAAAAAGCTCTTTGTGTTTTATCATATAAGTTAATACAATCTCCCGGGAGGGATTCTATTTTTTCTTCAACTTTATGCTCTGTTGTAGAAGGAGGGAGGCTAAACGTTTCAATATTTTTACTTTCTTGTACAATATCAAAATAGTTTTGACCTGTAACTTCTTGTACCCATTTTACTGGAGAACCCGACCAACCACAATTATGACAAAAAATATAATTCTCTTTTACTACGTAATATAACCTACGTTTTTTACCCCAAGATTTACCCTCTCGGCATATAGGACAACCACCTTCATATACATCAGTTAACCTTTTGTATTTAGGATAACCAGCGTATTGAAAGAACTTTTGTACAATATATTCTTGTGGTATAACTTCACTTATCATCTACTTTACGCGTAGAAATAGGAATCTTAGTTATAAATTGACCGGTACCAGGATCTGTATAATGAGCTTCAGTTCGTATTTCATTTCCTACTCGAATTTCTCTAATTACTGGTCGAACTGTTTGTCCTGAAGGTCCGACGATTGGTCTAGGTTGATTGGGTGTGTGTGACATTTTTAATCGCTTTGTTAATAATATTTAGTATATTTTTATTGTTGTTAAAAGACTCTCTCCATGATGTAATATTTCTTACAATATTCCACATATCGAGTTTTTTAGCTTCTTCTGTAAATTTAGTAAAATTAGCAGATAATTTTTTTAATTGTTCTACTTGGTTTTCGTATGCTGGTATTTCATCATCATAATATGTATAACCAACTTGTAGATTCATTAATTCCCAGTTGCGCTTATATATTTCAAATTGTTCCTCTGTAATGCTTTCACTGAGTAATATTGCGTGGGTTTCATCTCCGAACGTACCAATTTTGTGTTCTAATTTAAGAAACTTTTTTATACCATATCGAGGAATACCTGGTATATTATCTGACTTATCACCAGTAACTGCTCTATAAGACATATAATATTCTTTTTCTACCCCGGTAAAATCTGTAAAGTTATTGAGCGATACTTCTTTCTTTTTTATAGGACTATATACTTTAGTATTTTCGTTAATAGTTTGCAACAAATCTTTATCAGTTGTAACAATAATATTTTCCCCAGGTAGAGTCTTAGCTAACCATGCCATAACATCATCTGCTTCCATTCGCTTAGGGTATATATTTTTTACCCCTAAGTATGTAAGTAGTTCAATTATATAATCACATTGCTTAAACACATCTTTAAACTTTTCATCATCCCGACCTGCTTTATATTCAACTGCAGTTGCTTCTCGACGAAAATTAGTACATGGCCAATCTAGCTTCTTATCCCATGCGCAGTAAATGTTTTTAGGTTTATATTTATCTACATAAGACTTTAAAGATCTTAAGAATAAAAAAATCTGACCCGGAGAGTCAGATTCAGTTATTTTAAAATTACTAGTCCAAAAAACACGATACAGCAAGTTATTGCCGTCAATTATAAGATTTTTTTCCCCACCAGTCATAATTTTGTTTGTACCACATTATAGTGTTTCTCAAATCTTCTGCAAATGTTTTTTTAGTTGTTTCAAATTCTAACTGTACAGGCTTACCTTTCATGAGATTTGTCGTGTATTTATTATCATTTAAAGAATATCTAAAATCATGGCCCTTTCTATCTGTTACAAAAGAAATAAGACTTTCCGGTTTTTCAAGTACAGATAATATTTCTTTCACAATAGTGAGATTATCAATCTCGGATTCATATTGCGGAGCTATATTATAAATTTCTCCAGATTGTCCGTGTAGCATTATATTATAAATTTTCTCGCAATGTTCTTTTACATAAATCCATTGTCGTACGTTTCGACCATCTCCATATACTGGGATTGGTTCATCAGCTAGCGCCTTTTTAACTACAACTGGTATTAATTTTTCATGATATTGTCTAGGACCGAAATTATTTGTACATCTTGTAATAACGATATCTCTTTTATGAGTTTTGTGGAAAGATAAAGCTATTAGATCGGCAGCAGCTTTCGTCGAAGAGTATACAGAACTAGGGTATAATGTGTCTGACTCAATAGAACTTTCAGCTTCAAAAGATAACGAACCGTAAACTTCATCCGTACCTATTTGCACGAATCTTTGTTTATCATTTAACATTGATAGTAAATTATATACCCCGTTAACATTTGAGGTCATAAACGGGTCTCCATCATTAATGCTATTATCAACATGAGATTCAGCTGCAAAATTTACAATATAATCATAGGTCGATATATCATTAATTAAATTAATATCTTTATAAAGTATACTTAAACCGTTTGACTTCTTTGAATTGTATAGGTTCCATATATATTCTTCTGTTTCACGAGATACACAATAGCTTTTTTTATCAATAATTGTTACTGTACAATTATCAGCTACTTCATGTATATACTCTGCGAAGTGGCTACCTATAAAACCTAGACCACCGGTAATTAAAATATTTTTATTCTTCATCTTGTTTCTCAAACAATGCTTCTAAAGAGGCAGTTTCTGGCTGTAATTCGATATTATACAATCGAGATTTTTCAGTAGAAAGCTTACAATTCGATCTATTAGCTTTAATATGTTTTTTAAGATCGTTATAGTCAATAAATTTCCAATGCGGATTCCACATACCATTTTTATCTAAAATTTCAGTAACTGATTTTGTATCTATAGGTTCTGGATTTACTACATTGTAAATTCCAGTTGGTATATCCTGCATGTTAATTATCTTATATATTACCTTTAAGAGATCAGGTATTACAGTTTTAGAATTTACTTCTTGTAATAGATCATTATACTTTAAGATCTTTGTGAGATAGTTTTTACCTGAATTAAAGTCAGCACATATAGGCATTCGTATTCTTAAGGTATATACGTTAGGAAAAGCGTTAAGACTAAGTTCTGCTGCATGCTTAGTACGACTATACCAACTACTATCAGGACTATCAACTCCAAAGTCAGGCCAGTCTTCTTCATCGTAAACCATATCACCGGAGTAAATACAACCAGAACTGACATTAATTAGTTTTACGTTATGCTTCAAACAAACATTTGCTAATAATGTAGGGAATGTAACATTCAAAGCCCAGCATTTTTCTTTTTCTTCTTCACAAGCATCAACGTTTGGCTTACCTGTATAACCTACACAATTAACTACCCATATTGGTTCCTCGGAATTCTTTTTGTTATTATTCAAATAAGAATGTAAGGTATTAAATAAAGTATCGTTTAATACTTTAGGGTTATCATAATCATACTTGTATAGATGAAGTATATCTTCGTTTTTGTCTTCGATTAAATCTTTAGCTAATTTACTACCTATATAACCGTTACCAATAACAATAATTTTGTTCATTTTTCTTCCTGTATTTCTTTAAAAAAGTCAATATTACTCACTCTTTTCAATAATGTTTCAATCGCGTCATAATCTTGAGCTGTTTTTCCAGCAATTACAACTACACTTTCTCCTGTTGTGTCATAACCAAGTAAAACAAAAGATTTAAGATATTCAGATAGATAATCATGAATAATAGATATATTTTTTCTGTCTTTTCCTGATATAGACTCTACTGCACTTATATTAGATTTGAGTAGATTATCGAAGTTTTTTGGTTTACTAGTTTTACGTGGCATTAAGGATTAATGTTTTTTTCTATTAGTTTTGTTATTATTACTTCCATGCTGTCTGTTTTAAGCTGAAAGTTTTTAAATTGCTGACCGTTATTAAACTCAAACATCAGATCACCGTACCAGTCTTTATTCATATAACATGTAATAAATAGAGCGCAGTTTTCCGGATCGACCATGATGGTCCACCTTCTCGGGTCGGAGGGACAATAGTTATCAAAAATTCTATTTACTGTATACCCGTTATCTCGAAGTCTTTTAATAAAATAACCGCAAGTTGTAACTTTATTTTTCATTACTTATAGCTTGTACTTACAAAAATTAAATTACAATTATCAAGGTTAAATTCTAACTTGAGCATTTTAAACTCATTATTAATATATAGATTATACTTATCGAAATTCAATGTAGATATAAGTCTAAACAGCTCTATATCAAGTATAAGTTCTTCAGTAATATTACCTCCAGTATATTCATCAGTGAGTAATATTGTATAACTATCTACGTTTTGTATCTTTTTATCAGTAAGTTCTGCGTAAATAGAGTCTGCCTCTTGTCGTAAATATAACTTACTCGTTTCAGTTACAAAAGGTAACGCTTTCAGTATACTACTATTTTTCTCTTTAGTAAGCTCAATTTTAGTCCATGGTTCTATTTGATGTATTTTATTGAAATCAAATGATTCTCCTTTGTTAAAAATCTCATCAAATAAATGATACTTAAACCTACAATTTTTGTCGGTATAATTAATACAATTTTTATTTACTGTAACAGAAATATCTTCTTGTTCAATACATTGAAAAATTTTAATAAGTTTGTTTACATCCGGTAAACAAAGGACATTATTTTCTAAGTCTTGTATTCGTACATTATACGTCGCGTTAAGAAAAATATTAGAACTATTATGTACTACAGTAGAGATCTTAGATTCTTGATCATTAGTCTTAAGACTAACAGTAGTAGCGATCCTACTGATAGGATGTAAAAAATTTCGTACAAAGCTATCCCTATTCTGTATCTTTAGTGTCATTATTTGTTTTCTCGTTTAATTTAATACGTATGTTAATTTCTTTTGCGTTTTTTGCAACATTACGTTCAATGAGATTAACAAATTTAGTTACTTGTTTTTCTAAAGATGTTACCCTATTAATAAGAGGGGTAAGATCCTGAGACTGTACGTTAACTTGTGGCTGTACGTTAGGAGAAATTTGCGGAGCTGGTTGCTGCGGTATATGCTGTTGTTGTGGTCTTGGTTTATGATCGCTATAAATTTCCTTAGTCAAAGGAATATTTTGCATAGTAGCGCTTTTTTGTACTATATCTTTATTTAAACCATGTGCCATTGCATTCATTTGATGCAAGAACATTTTTGTTTCATTATCTATTTCATCCATAAAAATAAAGAAAAGAGGGGAGGTTTCCCTCCCCGTGTTTTTATTAATCTAAAGAGTCGAGAAGATTTTTTACTTTATCTTCGTCAACCTTACCTGCAGGGGTTGATACTGTATCGAAGTCTAGATCGTCATCGTCATCAGTATCAGGAGTAGTAGTACTTGTTACTGTCTCAGATACTACTGCAGTAGATGTATCTGATTCTCGCTTATTATAATAATGCTCGTTAAGCATTACTTCTAGTTCATCATAAGATTTGACAGGAAATACATTTTCCAAATCAAACGCTTCTGAATAAACACTATCTGGAGTTGCGTCAATATCAGACGAAGACGCGAACCTAGAGCTAACATAAGTAGGAAAACCACCTTGCTCTTCTACCTTAATACGAAGGTTACAGCCAGAGTCAGTTAGATCAAAAATCTTTTCACCAAACTCTTCCGCATCCTCTCCTTCAATCGCTTCCATAATAATCTTATGCAATTGACGACCGAAGCGAAGAATCTTTACCTTACCTTCGTTTTCTGGATTCTCATTATCTTTTACAACAAAGACATTGATTAGCCAGTTCTCTTTCCGATTAAGCATTTTTGCTTTTTCTTTTTCATCTTCAGAGCCAGTTCGAGTAATACGAAACCTAGCTTCTGCGATAGGGTCACGATCACCCCAAGTTTGTGGACTAATTGCACTCTGGTATTGACCAGTCGCTTCACTAACCCACCCGTGTGAGTAGTAGTGAAAGAACGTTTTACTCGGATCTTTCACATACGGAACAAGTCGTACAACATAAGTATTACCAGGTCTTAACCGCATAATATTACTTGTACTATTGTTGCTAGCCTGCGTTGACTTACTCAACGCACCTCTAATCGATTCAAACATACTAGTTGTCATTATTCTTTAATATTTTATCAATAGTTTTTATTAGTTTTATACTCAACGGCTTGATTTTTTTCGAATAAACATACTTCGATCTCAAGCTGTTTAAAATATTATAAAAGTCTTTGTAGAGGAAATCAACTACTTTCGTCTCTAGATTAATATGTTCCTCTTTTACATTTAGCGCAATTAGACAGTAAATAGATATATTTCTATCTTTTAAATCTAATAAGAAATCAGGATAGACACCGCTCTGAACATTGAGATAATCATAAACGTTAGTTAAATTGTTGTCAACGCATTTTGAGTATATAAATTTCATCCCTTCTTTTAGAGAATACGCGTTATGTTCATGATCGGGTTCAGTCAACTCAATAAAAGAAACATATTTCTTATATGTAGAGACAGCCTTGAAGGTGCTATAAAATTCAAAACGTACATGTTCCTCAAGCCATATCTTGTATGGAGCGTCGAAAAATAACCGAGGGTTAAGTTTTTTGCTTTTTATTACCTTAGAAATGGTTTTAATTTGGTTAAAAAGCTCTGGAGTAATTTCGTTAAAATTTTTACGCGGAGTAAACCCTTTATCCTGCCTCGTCGATCTCAAATAAAAATTATAAATGTTTTTCTCGTATGGTGTTAATGTATTCTTATCGTTCATATATTAAGAGAATTTTTCTTCAAAAACTTTGTTATATATTTACTCTTATATAAAAAAGGATCGTGCTGTAAAAATAATTTCACTACTTCAAAATTACTTTCTAATATTAGCGACTCTTTGAACAATTCTCTATATTTTTTTTCTTTTAGAACTAATAAAAATACATTAGCTAAGTTTACTTTTTTGTTTTCGCAGATAGATATAAAGCTACACAAACTTAAAAATTTGTGTATATTATCTTTACGTTCTAGTGTGCTGTATGGATTATCCATTAATTGGTACAAATTGCTTACTTAGCGCAAGTACGTTATCATTTAAATTTCCACCCGCTGCATATTCATGACCTCCACCATCACATACTTTCTTTGCAAACTTACCTAAATCTAAATCACAATTTTTGTTTTTTCGCAAATACACTCTATTGTTCTTTAGATTAATCATTATACATACATCACAGTTTGTTGTATCTATAATATGTTGGCCTACATCGTTTACATATTCACTTACAAATGCACTAACAAATCTATACTCTTTAGAAGCGATATTAAGATTTGTTTCAAATAAATTTAGATCTTTTACTACTTTCTTATATTTGTAAAAATGAAAGCTAATTATTTTATTCTGTTCAGTAGTAAATCCGTGAAAACCATGTTCAAAATCATCTATAAAATTTTGGAGCTTATTGCCGTTCTTATACCAGAATAAGAAATTAAGTTTATTACTTTCTGGAAACTGTAATTCATAGCAATCATAATCATTAACTAAAGCAATTAAATGCTTTTGCTCCATAGTAAGGTTTATCTTATCTTTATAATGTTTGTATAAAAGCTTACTACAAGAAGGACAATCCTTTTCTATTATTGCAGTTGCGTTTTTATATTCTGCATTATGAGTTTTATGATGATCAAATATGTATACATTATCTTTATCAATTAGATCTTTTATTTCAGTTGTATCTAAGTCATAAAAATATACACGTTTATAGCTCTCTATTTTATTAGAAGTTAACCACTGGAGAAACTTTTCTCTGAGATCACTTACCTTGAGAGTTACAACCTTTTGTTTTTTACCGGTTAACCAGACATGTATTAAATAACTACATGAACCGTCTAAATCTAAGTCGGTAAAGATTATTTCATCTTTAGCCATTTGTAGTATTTATACCTCCCTCCCGGAATTGACAGCATCATCTTCAGCATTACTTATATCTTGATTGATATTCAAATCAGTATTCTCAGTAATAGTAAGGGTGTTATAATCGATAGCTAATCTTGTACTACTAAAATTATCCCCATCTCTATTCTTGATTACTTTGATATGGATCGCATTATCTTCTTCATCTTCCTCTGTCCGCCATATACTCACAATACCATCTGCTGTAGCTCCTAAACCATAACTCTCTCCTATACTATCTAGCTCTGGAGCGTCATTAGTATTATAACCTGTTCTATTTAATTGAGTTGCAGTTACTATAGGGCATTCAAACTTGTAAGTTAAAGCTCTTACATCCTCAGCAATATGTTTAATCTTTTCATATGTGTTATTACCTGTACCTGCGAGTAGATTTAAATAATCAAGAACAATAATATCAGGTTTAAACTTTTTATTTATAAGTTTTTTAATATAACCTTCTATTTGAGACGCTGTAATACTGTTAGGTGGAAACTCTTTTACTACTAGATTTGAACTAGGGGTTGTGGCTTTAAACGTTTGTACTTTTTCTCTTAATGTACTAACGTGGTCTTTCAGATGATTAATAGGTAGTCCAGTTAAACATGATGTAATTCTCTTATTGTATATCATCTCTGACATTTCAAGAGATATAATCAAAACATTTCTTCCACTCTTTACTACATTAGTAGCTACATTGCTAAGAAATATAGATTTACCTACATTTGACTGTCCAGCGAATATATACAAACTCTTACCAGTTTCTTGAAAACCACCTCCAAATTTTTCATCCAACCAATTCCACCCGGATTTAATTTTTGATTCTTTTACAGTCAAATTAGTAATATGATCTTCTAAATCATAAAAATAATCATGACCTACATTTGTATTAATCGATATATTGCATGCTTTAGTAAATTTATCATATATGTTTTGTACATTGCGCTCCTTACTATCAATAATGTCTAAGAATGTACTATATACTGCTTGCTCTTGTAAAAATCTTTCGGTATACTTATAGAGCTGATCTTCATCTAAATCACTTTCAAGATTATTAGTTAATGTTTTACATTTTTCATAATGGGACTTTAATTGATCACTATTCAAGTATAACTCAAGTTCAGTTTTTGATGGTCTTGAATTATTCTTTTTATATAAAGCTTGTATTAGTTTTACAATTTGTTGTATATCTTTATCTTTAAAGAACTTGAAGTGTAATGCATCAATAATTGTAGATAAATAAACCTCATTATCTAAACAATTCTTGAATATAATTTTTTCAAGTAAATTTAAATCTAAATCTAAATAATCTTTATTTTCTGTTACCATGTGATTCTAAGAATTTGTACAAATATTCCTCAGATGTTATATACTCTTTTGTCATATTAGTCAAGCCAGGAGATTCGTGGATAACATGTATTGGTGCAGTAGTTAACTTTAAACCTTTTAGATAGCAATCAATACTAAATTTTAAATCATAGTGATGAAAACCTGCAATGTTTTCGTCGAACTTTATATTGTGTTTTTTAATATCTTTTGTGTTTAACGCTAAAAACAAACCATCTAATAATACAACCGGTTTAGGGGTTTGTCCGAAAATAGTAGGCACGTACGCGCCAGGAGAATTAAACTCTCTTAAATAGTGAGAAACTATACCTGATTGAGTATTTTTGTTAGTTAGTAAATGCCATAAACATGGTTTTTTTATTTTTAAATTACTACCACCAGCTAAACCGACAACACTATAATTATTTGCAAATAATAATTTGATTGTATCAACGAATGAAACACTGTCAATAAATACATCATCATGTACGAATATTATACACTCGTAATCATCTGAATATTGTTCTAAATATCTATTGTAAACCTTGCATAAACCATCTTTATTTTCATACGTAGGTATACAATCATAATAACTACTGTGCAGTCTTAAGCTTTGATGTAGCTTTGATACAGTCTCATATTGTTTTTGATTATATTTAGTAGCTGTCGCAATAAGCGTTTTCATAGAAAGAACGGAACAGAATTTAATTTAAAAGTATTTGATTTATAAAATTTTCTACTAGTGAAGTTATATTCTAGGATCTCCCCTTCATTCACTAAGTTGTATCCCGTTTGACTTGCTGATGTAAAGCTACTATGCTTATGGTCTATAAATAAGGTAGAACCACTGCGAAAAATCTTTAACGTTGCGTCACTGGCGTTATAATACCAACATCCAAACGTTCCTTGTAACATTTCAATACCTTCAACGAAACCAGCTTTTTCTATTAATGGTAAAATAATACTACTATCTACATCATTATAGTTTTCTAGTTTCATTTTATCGATTAGCTCTCTATCGTTTTCTAAAACACCATTATGCGCTAGATATTGACTATTTAAATCATACGGGTGAGAAGTTTTTGCATCGAACTCTCTTACTGAAGAGGTCGGAGATTGTACATGTCCTAAATAGTAAACACAATATTTACTTTCAGGTATTTTTTTATCTAAGTCTACCTCATATGTCGTAGTAATGTTTGTATTACTTTTTACTCCCGCTGGAAATAACATCGTTACTGATCTGACAAAATTACCCCTATCTAGGTTTTTCGTATATAGTTTTCTAAATGTTTCTATATCGTTTGATCCAAATATTCCACACATAATTTTATATTATATTAACCTTTCATATGTAAATCAACTATTCTCACCCATGGAATATCTTCTCGTTTGTATTCAACCGGATCAATAAGTTTATTTTGTAAAAACCCTTGTATGCGAGAGCTACAAGCAGTACAGTAACCACATGCTTTCTCTTCTCCTTCGTAACACGTCCAGGTATCTTCAAACTGAACGTTATTATCTATACCTAATTGTATAATTTCTTTTTTAGATAGTTTAATTAGTGGGGCTTTTATTTGTATTTTATTCTTTCTGTTTAAGCTAGTAACGTTGTTAATTTGTTCTAAGAATTCTTTACTTCCATCCCAATAACCTGCTTGACTGTCTACAAGAGCAGAACCATGATATACCGTATCAGCTCCGACTGCTTCTGCATACGAACATGCAATAGATAACATCATCATATTACGGAACGGAACATAATTTACAGTTTGCGCATCTCCTAGTACATCTCGAGCATGTGCTACTTTTATTTTATTGTTAGTTAGAGAGGATGTTGGGGCAATATCTTTAAAGAAACTTATATCAATAACTTTATGCTCTTCGATATTATCATAATTATCAATTTGTATGCCAGCATATATAATTTCTTTTGTATGCTTTTGACCATAATCATACGTTAGCGCATAAATCTCATCATGAGCCGCGGCGGCTAAACTTAAGATTACCGAACTATCTAACCCTCCTGAAATAGGTACTACTGCTTTACTCATTATCTTGCTCTAAAATAGTGGGTTCGTCTAACGACTTACCATACCGGTACTTTTCATTTATAGATGATTCTATCTTAGGAAGAATATTATTCCATACTTCATCATTATTGCGCCAATTCTTGTAATAACCTAGTTTTTGCTCTCCCATTGCATACGTAGAACCGTTTTGTTGTATAATACCGTGCGCTACAGCGATATCTTTTAGACCGGAATATTTCTCTAAACCAGTTTTAAAGTTTAAGTACACCTCTCCTTGTAAGAAAGCAGGTATAAATCTATTTTTTACTGTTAACATTCTCAATGTAACACCAGAATAATTTCTACTCTCTGAAATCGCTTCATCGCTTTCGTTTGAAGCGTCTGTCTTTTCTTTCTTTGCAGCCATTTGAACAAGAATAGAAGCCATGTATATAGGACCAGAACCACCAGCTTGTTGCTTTACTAGCGTTGGATGTAAAGCTCCAGGATCAGCATAGGTATGATTACTACATATAACTGTTGTACCAGTTACTGCAGCTTTAAACGTTATCATACGCATCATGGATTTTAATTGCTTAGCTCGTAGTCCCATATCCATGGCTCCTTTGTTCGAATGCGCGTCGTTAATTTCTTTTTCCGACGCAAGGTTACCTAACGAATCGATAGAGATAATAAACTTACCATGTAACTCAGGTTCTTTTTCGACATCGTCAAGAAAAGCCATCATTTGATTACGACAACTCTCAACAGTATCTACTGGAACATACTTTACATTACTAGTATCTAAACCGACGTTTTTAGCACCTTCTGTTTCAACAGCAACCTCTGTATCAAAAATAATAGGTATCATGCCTTTTCGCTGAGCATTTGCTAAAATCTTATTGAGAATGAATGTCTTCCCACATCCGGATTCCCCACCAAAAATTGTAATTCTACCTTTAGGTACACCACCATAAATAGAACCTGAAAGGATAGAATTTAATACAAAACAACCAGTATCAATCCAATCAGTGACATTACTAAGAGTATTATTTTCTAGTGTTGTTGCGTTTTGATTTAATTTTTGCAATTTAGCAAATACTTTATCAGCGAGTTTAGACATATTACTTACTTTCTTCGAACAAGGCAATTTCAGGTACTTCTTCTTCCAAGGTTTCTGGTACTGGTTCAGGGTTCGGTTCCTGTTTCACATTAATCTTAGCCTCGTAGTGCACTAAGATTTTATCTGAAATATCTACATCGACTTTTACAATCTGTGTAGTTTTATAATTGAAAATAGGTAATTCTCCATTAGAGAATTCAGTAAAAAACAAAGGCATCACATCAACTTTCATATTACTCGGATCATTCGGAGTAACCATAATCATCGCAGGAGCCTTGACTTTGACAAAATCACTAGTCTCTTCAACTAACTCTCCAAAACAAGTTCTACCTATACTATCTACATACGTAATTATATCCATACACGTATTGTAGTATACAATTTTTAATTTGCAACTTCTACTTTAAAGAAATCAAATAAATCTACATTCATAACTTCACCCGGTTTAAACGATTTCCAATCTACGTTCTCATAGAATCTATCTATTACACTATATACAATTTTGTCAAACATCTTTTCATAGTCTATTTTAAAGTCTGCCTCAAATTCAGGTGGTAAATCGTATTTGAATCCAAGAGAAGTAAGACCAAACTTATTAGGGGTAACAGTATAAAAATATCTAATTTTATCTCCAGATCCTATTAGTTCATGTTTACCTGATATATTATAGTGTTCTAATAATTTGTTATAATAAATAGAAGACTTTACGTGGATTGGAGTTCCTTTCTTAACTTTCCAACCCTCAGTATACACACTGTACTTTTCGTACTCCTTTATACCCATTACAAACGCAATATCTCTGATAGGAAGAGACTTAAATATCTCATATGTCTCTTCGAAGAGATCATTTGTAGATTTTCTATCACCAGTCATAATCATATGTTCAATTATTTTCTTAACATATGGTTTGATAGCGTTAGGCATAGTCGTACGTACTACCTCTACACCAGTATATTTAAATGCATCACAAGCGACTCCTTCATCATCTAGTTTATGAAGTACATATCGTTTCTTTTGCAGAAAAATACCTTTATCACAAATAGACTCTCTCTTAAATACAAACCTAGGGTCTTTAGTGAGTAATGTATCACGAGCCCATTTTTCAATATGTCTGTTTAGGTAATCTTCTATGTCTTGTACTAAGTCATAGACCTCTGGATTCACTTTTTTATTATCATGTAAAGTAATACCCATATGATCTAAAAGAGGTGTTATAGTACAATATGAACTATCTGTATCGTTATATATAATTGGGTCTGATTTGCTTAATTGACTCTCAGTAAGACCGGTTTTTTCTTTTATATATTGCTTGAGAATAATATTACTCTGCTTGATTACATCTCTACCAGTTAGTGTGATAGATCTAGCTATATCTCCATCACCCATTTGTGAGATTTTATTACCAAAATATCCGTAAATACGATTAATAAGAATCTTCAACGTAAACTGCCAAATCCATAATTGATCAATTTTATATTGAGATGCTTTGATGAGTTTATTAGTCTCTTCTATCTCTTTTTCATCAGTTAATTTACTTAATTTTTCAGTAAGTTCTCTTTTTCTTTCTCTCTCCTCCGTCCATTCTTTCTTTTTACCTTTTCTTATATCATAAAAGTGATCAGTAATTTTAGGAAAGATTCCTTTATTCTTTTGAGAGAATAATTTTTTTGCTCTTGTTACAGCGATTTCATTTTTCTCACACCACTTAGTAAAATCCTTATAAGACATTTCTATGTCTTTATTATTGACAGTTTTGATATAAACTTTATCTCCTTGTGTACCTATAATACTTCCAACTTTTGTCTCAGGACTAAGATTAAGAGTTATCATCACACTAGGGTATAGAGAGTTTGCATCAAAAGAAATAATATTATTCTGAAAACCTCTTTGCGGTTCTCCCACATAAGCCCCTTCATACTTTTCTGTACGATCATCTCCCTTAATAAAAGTAGGTATAACTCTTGGTGGGTCTTGCTTTCTCGCTTCAACTATAGCACGACCATTTACTGTACTAATAGTACCTAACGCAGCGTTGAAAGGAGTAAGACCAACATACGAAAGCATTCTAGCTAAATCCATATACATTAGTTTTGCTTCTAACCGGACAAGCAATCTAACATCATGAATATTGTAGTCTACAAATGTTTTCCAATCATTAAGAGATAGTTCTGCTAGATTAGTATCTCCAATATCAACCTTATTTTCTCCAAGCTCTATATGCGCAATATTATCAAGTTTATAACTATCTCTCATGCCCATACTAAATGTTTTATATACATCTAAGTAATCAAGCATAGACACTCCTTCAACTACGTACTTAATAGTTTGCATGCCGAAATTACCTCTATATATGCGCTGATAAATAGGCTTCATAATCTCGGAGTGAACTGGAGAAAACAAACGTGTAGCTTCTTCTCCTAACACGTTTCTTACTCTATTAATAATATAAGGTATATCGAATATCTCACTATTCCAACCAGATAAAATATCAGGCCGATCCTTACAATAGTGATCTAAAAATCGCTGTAATAGTTCTGCTTCATTTTTACAATGAGTATATATTACGTCTTTTTGATCTGTTTCGTACGGGTTTATTCCCCATGTATAATATAACTCTTCTACAGAATCGTAAATGGTTATAACGTTGATCATATGACTAGCTTCTTCAGGTTTAGGAAACTCGTCTGGGGAATATGTCTCAATATCAAAAAACCAAATCTTAAGAGGGTGTTTACTAAAGTCATTTGACTCATTTACCTCCCAAAACCTATCGACTAAGAATTGTTGGTAGGGTGATATATTTTCATATATCTTATGATCATTAAGATCTTCGATGCGTTTACGTCTATTTAGCTCACTGCTACTTATTACTTTCCGTAATTTAGTACCATAAAGAGATATAGCGTCATAACGAGAAGCATTAGTTTCGTGATAAAAATAAGGCTCATATGGACAATCTGTCTCTATACGAACCCCATCTTCATCCCATGTGTATAATCGCATTACGCGCTGATTAGGGATATATGCTAAGTTTCTGTACACTTTTTAAATTATATGCACAAAAACAAATTTAATCAAGTAATACCGTTCTCGAGATTTAACATTTTTCTTCTCTCGTCTCCATAGCTGAATGAATAAAGCTCTGTATAATAATTAATATTGTCTTCCATCCATCTTTTATTCATATAATTTCTAGCTTGCTTTACTTCCTTAGCATACTTCTTGTGATCTCCAGTTAATGTTTTTATCTTATCAATTAATTCATCTCCTGTTTTAAATTTATGAAATGCAGACTGATACGTACATAAATCCTGACATATACTTGGTATACCTAATGCACAGGCTTCAATAAATTTTAAATCACTCTTTGCTTTATTAAAATTATTATCTTCAAGAGGAGCGTAGAATAGAGTAGGGTTTAGTCTACTAATAGCGTTCGGATAATCTACTAAGGATGACCATTCATGGAATTCTATTTTTTTAGATTTAACTAAATCTCTTAAGGATAAAGGAAAACCACCTACGAAAACCCATTGTATTTCATTTACAGTTTTTCTTATTACATCATTAACATGGAAAAAGTCATCTTTCTGTTTGATATTATTATCTATATCAAAATGTGCACCACTACCACAGTAAACAACTCTTGGTTTATTTTTATACTTCTGAAAATTTTCTTTTATTTTGTTTATATCATAATATCTATCCATCCAGAACTTTGGAATAAAATTAGGAATAATAGTGATATTTTTATTACCAGTTTTTTCTGTATAGTAGTCTTTCATGAACTTATTCGTAACGGTAACTTCGTCACATAATTGCATGATTTCCATACTATACTTGCGTATGTTAGGATCTTCAAACGCAAACCTAAATTTATTATAATGAGGTATATCCTCTTTAAAAATTATATCATCAATCTCATATACAATATTAAAATCAAAATCCTTCTTAAGACCTACTAACCACTTTACATATGCTAATTGGTGTTCTGTTGCTTGTCGTTGTATACGGATAGTTCGTACACCTCTATAAAAATTCTTATCACCTACCATCACAGTACCACCTTGTAGGTTGAGTTTTTGATAGCTATTTAAAAGTAATTCTGGCCAAATCATTCTCCAATGACCACACCCGGAATAATCAGCATAAAAATTAATACCACGTGGAAGATCAGGACCAGAGTGTGGATCTTTTTTAGGTTTATTTACCTGGGTAAGGTTTTGTACACCTGGCATTAGAGGGTTCGCCACTCTCGGAGTAGTAAATGGAAGCCTTTGAGTACTGTGTTGAAACGGTGTAAACATTATATAAATTTATGTTTATTGTTGTAATAAATCCACTCTCGTCGTAATACCGTTTTTCTTTTCTAGCATGATCACATCCCCGGTGGCTGCTTTGACAGATTCTTTTCTATGAGAAATAATATATATGCTTTCATTGTAGTTTTCTATCCTATCTTTGAGTATATTAAGAACTAACTCAACACCCTTCTCGTCTAACGAACTATCTAACAGTTCATCAAACATTACGAGATTGTACGCAACATCTCCTTGTAATCTTCTCATGTCCATAAAGGTGAAAAGTATAGCTAAATCTATATTTTTTCTCTCTGCTCCAGAGAAATTAAAATATGAACAACTTTCTCCTTTTTCATTTACTATCTCTTCTTCAAAGAACTCATTAAATCTACAAACACAATTTGCATCCATTTTTTGTAGATAGAAAAGAAGGCGATTGTTAAGAATATCAAGTATTTTCTTTACAATAAACGACTTAACCCCTTCTTCAGATAATATATATTTTACTACTTCTAGAATCTCTAAGTCCTTATAAATACTATCAGTTGATACTTCAAGCTCCTTTACCTCTTTTAATTTGTTTTCTATTTTAAAATTAAGATCTTGTATTTGAACACTAGTCTCTCTACTCTCAACTTCCTGTAAGTCATTTACATTTTTCTCTTTATCTTTAAGTAAATTCTCTACATACTTCTTTGCCAGTTTATTATTATTGTTAGTAGCCTTTACGTTATTAATATACTCTTTTAGTTTATTTTGAGCGTTAATATTTTGTTTTTTGAGATCAGTGATACTATCAACCTGTACGTGTAAACTCTCTATATCATTAGTACAATTGCTGATATCTTTTTTAAGTTTGTCCTTTTCTCTCTCTATATGATCCCTATCGTTAGTAGTAATATTATGAAGACAAACAGGGCATGTATCGTCTTTTGTACCGATACTTTGAAGTTTTTTGTTATGAAATTCTATTTCAGTTTCGTGTCTAGTTATTTTAGTTTTTATATTAGACAACTGAGTAGATATATCAGCTAATTTCTCAGTAATTTGAGTAAATTTATCTTTACTTTTATAGAATAATTCTTTATTAATCGGTTCAATTTTAGAATTATTTTCTTCAATTTCTCCTTCAATAATCTTAATTCTTTTTTCTATCTTGTCTTTTTGCTCTGCAACAGTATTAATAATATTATCTCTTTGATCTGTTAATAATTTGTGTATACTACTAGCATGATCAAAATCTTTTGTAATACTTTCATACTTCTTTTGTACATCATTATATTCAGCTCGCGCAGAGAGTAACATGTTAGAAAAAATCTCTAAATTGAGTATACCTTCAATAAATTTTCGTTTTTCTACCTTTTTCTGTGCCATAAATGGCAGGGTAGTATTTAACGACATAATTACACAATTTTGAAAAACTTCAGGGGAACTATTGAGAATACTTTTTATTTTTTTATTTGTATTAGGTATAGTACTCTCTGTTAAATCTACATCATTTACGAATAAATAACATTTTGTGGGTTTTAGTTTGCGAATTATTTTATATCTATTTACATCGTTATTTTCATTAACCGAGAAAGATAATTCAACAAATGTATCTTTTTTGTTTATTGAATTTACAATAAAGTCTTTAGATAATTCTCGTATAGTTTCTCCGAAAATTGCAAAATGAATAGCGTCAGCGATTGTAGATTTTCCTACACCATTTCTTCTATCCTCTTTATCTTTATTGATGCCAGTAATAACATTTAAACCTCTCTTGAGATCTAATTTAACAAGGTCTTTACCAACAGATAAAAAATTCTTTATAGTTATAGAGTCGAAATTTATATACTTCATACAAATTGGTTGTATAAGCTTATTGTCTTTTTTGTCACTTGTATTTTATCTTCAATATCTAGTGAATCTATATATTCTACTATACATTGCTTGATATTCAAGTCTCCGAATTCATTAGTTATAGATACGTTGTCCCCTATGTTAAATTTATGCAAATAATCAGTAACGAGAGAGAAAGGTCCTTCATAATTTATTGATGATATAATCTTATCTAAGGTATTTGTTTTAATGTCCGTATCTATAATAATTTTCAAGACAAGATTTGACCAGCCAACCTTCTTCGCAACCTCTTTAAGTGTCTCTAGTTCAGAAATATTAAGCTTAACATGCACAGGGGATACAGTATTTTCATAAAAATCATACTTTATATCTTCCTTGGAGAAATCTAATATATAATAACCTTTTTTATCATTAATGTCATTAAAGTCCATTTGAAACGGGTTGCCGGCATATACGATTTCTCCATTATTATATTTGCGTTGTTGTCTTTTATGAAAGTGACCAGAAAATATTAAATTACATTTTTTAAGTACATCTTCTGATGTCATTCCATGTTCACACATTTTAAAACTATTAAAGTTAAAATGCTGTAATTCGAAGTGACCTACTATTAAATCACACTCTGTTGGTATATCATCTTCAGTTACCCCCCACGGACAAAAACCAATCTTCTTATTGTTTAAAGTATAAACTGTTGGGGTGTCAAAAACTGTAATATTTGGTCTATTATTTAAAATAGATAATGAGTGTACAGTAGAATTATCTTTATAATATGCATCATGATTACCTGGAATCATATACATATCAAACTCATTAAATAGATCTAAAATTTTATCTGCAAAATGCAGTGTCTTTACGTTAATCTCATCTCTATAATGAAATAGGTCTCCTCCGAAAATAATCTTTTTTATATTTTGTTTTTTAAGTTCTGCAGTGAACCACGTAGCCCATTTATATGTTACATCAAGCCATTTCTCATTGTTTTGATGTACTCCTATATGCAGGTCAGTGAAGAAACCTATTTTATTATTTTCCAAATCCATTAGTAAGTTATTTCTTTATCGTAATCTTTCGCAGGGGCGTTCTTATACATCTTTTCTTCTTGTATAAGTTCACCATAAACCTGCTCTTGATAATCATTAATAGTCTCTCTATATTTCTTTTCTTTTTTAATTCTATTAATAAATGCGTGATAGGCAATAGTGGTAAAATACGAGAAAGGGTTTGATGTAGATTCTAGATTGAACTTTTTATTCTTTACAGCTGCGATCATTTTTACCACCGCGTCTCCAATCATTTCATCTTTATAACTATAGTTAATAAAATTAGGAGAATAACTTAAACCAACTGCAATTTTGTACGTAGACTCTGCTAATTCGTCTACAAAGTCATCACTCTCGTAATATTCTTTTAATAGTTGTAAAAATCTTTTAGGGCTTACATAATGTGCCTTTTTATTAGGCTTTTTAGGCTTGTTTGGTTTCATAATATTTTTTAAAAGTATATTTTATATCTTCATTATCATATAACAAAAGACGCTGCTCAACATGTCGTTGACCGTATCGCAGATTGTCTGCAATATCAAAGATTATAAGCTCTTCCTTATCGATATGCAACCGTAAGCCTCTACCAATACTTTGTACGATTTTAATTTTAGCTTTACCACCAGCAGCAAAAACTATATAATGTAGATTTTTTATATTAATACCTGTGGAGAATATTTTTGATATTGCTACGACAATAATATTTTTTTCTTTCTCCATATAATTTTGTATAGTTTTTCTTTCGTCGGTCTCAACAGAGCCTTGTATAAAATATACCTTTTTATCTGTACATGTCTGCTTTAAGGTAGCTAATAAATTCTCTCCATGTTCAATATAGTCTACTAGAATAAGAGCATTATTGTCAAGCTTATTACACAAGGTAGATATTAGTTTATTTCTATATTCGTTAGATCTAATAAATTGACTTTCTTGTAAAAAGAAAGCATTAGAATTATTACCTGTATATATTTGGCTTTGAGGTGTATTGTAGTTTAATTCTAATACATGTACCTTTGCAGGAGTAACATATTTTTGATCTCGCAGCTCATGAGCCATCTTTTCATATAATTGTGGCCCTATTTTGCCAAAAATATTCCATTTATCTAAATCGTTGTCTGGTAATGTACCAGTAAACCCGAATCTATTATTCGTTTTTACATTACATAGTATTTTATTTACTTTATTACCTCGTCTTAATTTATGTACCTCATCTACAATAAGTAAATCTATATGTTCAATCCAAGATATATCTTGTTTAGCGCTTTGAAGTATACCTAAATTAGATACTACGACATTTGTTGATAGATTTAAATCGTCTTTACCTGTCCACTTCGAGGTAGTAAAACTAACATTATATTCTTTAAAATCATTTTTTGTTTGATTAACAAGACCTAGATCCGGTACTATTATTAAACATTTAAAATTTTTACTATAATTATTATAATAATATTCGAGTAGACCAGCCATGGTTAGGGTCTTACCGCCTGCGGTTGCTAGTACTACTGTACCACGACCTCTATCAATACATTTGTTTATTATTTCTTGTTGATAATCTCTAAATTGTAGGTTAAGATTATATTCATTAATGTTTTCTTTTTTGAGAGACGGGTATAAAACCTGCTTTACTTGTTTATCAATTGTGAATTTTATATCTTTTGTTAAACAAAACTTTATACACTCTTCAATTAACCCTACTTCTATCTTACCTTTATTAGTAATAATATAAGTACGCTGAGGTACGAATCGGCCCATCCTTCTCTGAAAGTGAGCTGCTTCGTTTTTTACGCTTAAATGCTCTCTTATTATATCTAATTCAGGACCAGCTATAGTAGCGCAAGAATCAGAATGATACTTTATATCAATCATTGAGTTTCTAGTCGTATTAGTTCTGCTAAATTTTTAATATCATTCGTCGCAAAGCTTACATTTTTGTAAATTTTATCTAAAAAATCTACGATAAGTATTTCATTTTCAATTTTAAAATTTATAGATACTAATTGTTTATTATTAATAATAGCTTTTTCTGCTATATTTCTACTCACAGATACTGGTTGATTGTTTTGATATTCTTCAATCAACTGATTAGTAAGAAGAGCTTTCTCTGTGACGTATTTATTGATATTATACTTATGATTAGTAAGACGCGCAGCCCATTTATGTTTGTTAGATACTAATCTTTCTTGTGTTTCTGTAACAGATAAACGATCTAAATTAGTATCTATATCGGCTTCTTGCTGATATCTTTCTATAATATCACTAACTTCCATATATTTATTATAGATATAAATACTGAAAATCAACTAAATAATTTTATGGCTTTGAAACTATTTAACCAGCTGGTTAAAAAATATATAACCGATAATACCGTTGCTACTGCAGGAATGGCACCAACTGGTGGTCAAGGCGGAGGAGATTATAATACATCAGATACGTATGCTCCAGGAGATGCTAGGTTACCCAAGGTTTTAGGTGCAACTATTAAGCGTAAAGGTAAAGTAAAAAAGAAACGGAAAAAAAAACTAAATGAAAGCAAGACTATATATGATTATTTGCTTTTTCCACCAGAAAAACCTGATCATAAAGAAATAGTACACAAAATATCAAAATTAGAGAGTAAGCCTGATGAAGTATACCGGGGGATTTCATCTGCAGAATATAAAAACTTAAAAAAAGCTGGTTTCGTTGTATCAAGAGGGGTAGGTAACACCCGTAAAGGTATAACTGGGTCGTATGTGTCAGATGACATACAACTAGCTGGTAGGTTTGCGTTTTTTGAGTATAAAGAAAAGGGTCGTGGTTATTTATTAATACTAGATAGAGATAAACTACCAGAGTTACAACCAGCCGATGAAGGTAATTATTGGACAGCTCAAATTCCAGAAGACGCAGTAAAGCAAGCTATAAACTTGCAAGATTTAGCTAAGTAGTATATATTAGTATGCCATCGGCTGCTAAACAAAAAGGAAATAGTTGGGAAAGAGAGGTCGCTAAGCAATTAAGTGAAGTCTTTAATGAGAATTTTATGCGTGTTCCTAATTCAGGGGCTTATACCGGTGGGGCTAATGTATTTCGTGTTGATTCTCTTACTGAAGATCAAAAGCGGATGATGGACGGAGATATAATCGTACCGTCATGCATGTCCAACTATAAATTAGAGTGCAAAAACTATAAAGAGTTTAATTTTCATCAGTTATTTGGAAAAAACAAGACTTTAGATAAGTGGATTGAACAAGCAGAGAGTAATAACCTATGGTTTTTATTAATTAAAGTAACACGCAAAGGTAGTTATATAGTTTTTGATAAAAAACTCGCTAAATATTTCCGATTTTCTAATCATTTGATTTATAGTAATAAGTATATTATAACTGATTATAGTAATTTTTGGGAATCAAATGCAGAACGAATTAAACAACTTAATTCAGACCCGGAACTTAAATTATAAGATACCTGGATCAATATATAATTTAATAGATTTCTCCTCTGTAATATTATCAACCCATAATGAAAGTGTTAAAAAGATATCAGAGTTTGATTCTGATATTAATTTAACTAATACTCAGCATAAGAAATTTATATTTCATTATTTTATATATTATAGCTGCGAAGTACTTAAACATCACAACAAAAAGTATAAACCAGTTATATATTTTGATGTTACTAATAAGCTCAATATACAGTATAATAAATATCTTTCAACCTTTATTAAGAAATTTCCAGTTTTACTTATAAAAGGTAATAAACCAATGAAAGAATTTGTAAAGTTTTCTTGTGAAGGTAAAAAAGACGAACTTACAATACTATTAAGTTGTAAATTAAAAAAATTACAAAACTCTAATTTTCATTTTCATAAATTAATATACTTCTGTAAAAAGTATGAGCTCACCTTTTTAGATAAAACTTACTTCGAAGATATAAGAAATAAACTTTCTCTACTATAAATAATTATAATGAGCAAGTTTCTACACATTATTGAGGAGTTAATGAAGGTTAAATTAACTCCTGCAGAGAAAGAGCGTAAGAAGAATCAAGGTACTATAGATGCTGCTCTTGATCGTGTTAAAAAAGGGTCTAAGGATCCTAATGATTTAGCTATATCTAAGCAATCTCAGATTAACAAGAAAAAGGCTCTACAGGCAATGAAACAAATGCCAAAAGAAGCGGAAGAAACCCCTGAAACAGAAGTACAACCACTAAAGTCAGAAGGAGAGCGTTTTTTAGTAAATCTAGCGAGACTTGCTTTACATGCAGATATAGATGATGCTACTCTTACCACTGATGAAAGAGAGTTATTTTTTAAAGAAGTAGAAGCTGGTCAAGAAAAAGAAGTAGAAAAGGCAATTACTACTTACTTAAGCAAGAGAGGTCTATCCGAAGGATCTACGTTTAGAGACAGAGCTAACTCTATGCTCGAGGATTTAAAAAAAAACAATAGAGTTATAGTATTAGTTCCTGGTAGCTTTAAACCTCCTCATAAAGGTCATTATGAGATGGTTAAAAAATATAGCGAGATGTACCCAACAGGACAAGTACGTGTACTTATTTCAGCTCCTTCTCCTAAGAGTGTGCGCACTACTAAAGATGGTAAAGTTATTACCCCTCAAGTTTCTGAACAAATATTTGAGCTATATACATCTAACTTAACTAACGTTGATGTATTAATCTCTGATTATCCTTCTCCTGTTACTACTGCATATGAATCGTTGCGAGATATAGAACCAGGTTCTACGGTAGTACTTGGCGCTAGTAAAAAAGATAACGATTGGAAGAGATGGATGGGTGTTGAAGCATGGGTACAAAAACAAGGTTTAGAGTTAAACATTGTTAATCCTGAAGAGTCAGCTGTAGATGTTACAGTTAAATCAGATGGTACTCCTTATAGTGCTAGTAATATTAGAGATAATTTTGATGATTTCGACAAAATAAAAGGCGACATTCCAGATCATGTCGCCCCTGAGGATATTAGAGATATTTTTGAATCTTTACCTTAAGCCAGTTGACTCAAAAACATCTCTCGCTACTCCCGCGGTAAAGCCGCCTGGTACCCCTTTGACGATTACAGATACAGCGTTGTGACTATGCAAGCTTTCGTTGTGAGATGCTACAATTTTAAAATCTGTAATTCTAGATTCATTTGTAAGTTTATCATAAAGTAATCTTACTGCATCCTCTACAAACTTTAAGTATGCTCCATTCTTTTCCGCGAATGCTTGTTCGTCTTCTCTCTTTACCATTACTTGTGTTTCAGTTTGCAGTGCTTCTAAGCACAATTCCTGTAAGTCCTCAACCCACAGCATTTCATCAAACTTAACACTTACCCGAGCTACACTTCTCTGACTGTGCGGAACGGTTGCTCTGTTGCGGTATTTCTCTGCATGTTCACTCAACTCAAAACTACATGGACAAGCTGATGAGTAAACAAAATCAAAATGAATATATTTTTTAAATTCTCCGTCTTTAGTTAAATCTCCTTCAAAAACTACATCGTAATATTGATATCCCTCTAAGCCGCTTCGTAAGCTTTTTTGCTTAATAGGGTATGATATTTTTAACATGATACGAGAATCAAAACTCTTAAGATTATTTTTATATGTCTCTAAAACATCTTTAATCTTACCAATACTAAAGACATCTTCTTTATGATCATAAAAACTTCTCATAATACGAGACATGTTAATACCTTTTTTGTGTGCCTCTAAACTAACGCTACCTGTTACGCTTGTTTCTAGTTCTATTGTATCCCCACACCTCTTTTTATATGTAAGAGGTAATTTAAAATTATGGATACCTACTTGCTGGATAGGTACAGCTGCGCCTTGAATTAAGCTCGAAGGCCCGTTTTGCAGATCTGGTAATGACGCAATGTATTTCTTATTAGCATTTACATTATTATCGTAAACTCGTATAGGCGGGAAATAGCTTTTACTATATTCATCACCCATAATCTCTTTAGCAATAACATCCTTTTCACCGGTTAGTTCGTCGTCTTCTCCTAACCATTCATATTTACTGTCCATGTCGTTATTATAGAGGGTATTTTTTTAAATTCAACTATTGATTTTAGTTGAGATTGTGTTATAATAGATGTATGAGTTTTTATAGTACTAAGATTATCGAATTAGGTAGCTGTGCTTTTCGGCAACCGGAAGCTACGTCTCATTGCCGCTTTATTCATGGTTATCGTTTAATTGCTAAGTTTAAGTTCGGAGCTTATAAGCTAGATGAGAATAATTGGGTTGTAGATTTCGGTGGTTTAAAAGATCTTAAAAAAGATCTAGAAAGACAATTCGATCATACATTAGTTGTATCTAGAAAGGACCCGGCGTTAGAAGAGTTTAGAAAGTTATCTGATATTGGAGTTGTGGATTTGCGAGTTATGGATGGTGTTGGTATAGAAAAATTTGCACAATTTTGCTGCGAAGAAGCAGATAAATATGTAAAGTTACAAACTAACGACAGATGTTGGTGTTCGGAAGTTGAGTTATTTGAGCACGAGAAAAACTCTGCTATATATAAAAACAATAACGTAGATATAAACAAATTTTAATATGAGTAAAGGTAGCAAACGTCGCGAAGAGGATTATTCTAGTGTTATTAGTAATTGGGACAATATTGATTGGTCTAGTAAAAAAGAAAAAAAAGAAAATCCTAAAGAAAAGGACTTGACTAAACCGTTTGGTAATGATATAACTTATTACGAGGATAGAAACTAATATGGAAGAAAAAGACAAAACAATATTTTTATCAGATGATAAAGTCTTCTACACAGTAGAGGGTGAAGGTGAATACGTCGGTTACCCGTCTGTATTTATGCGACTATCGATGTGTAATCTTACATGTAAAGGATTTGCTTCTGATGCTTCTCCTCATGGATGTGATAGTTATGTGTCATGGAGTATTAAGAATAAATTTACGTATGAAAATCTTCTTAAATTATTAGAAGAAGAAAAATATTCAGAACATCTACGTAATGGAGCTATACTTAAAATTACAGGTGGAGAGCCTCTTGTACAGCAAAGGTCATTGCTTGATTTTATCTATTATATGGATGTAGAGTGGGGTAGTGTACCGAGAATAGATTTTGAAACTAACGCTACTATTATGCCCGATAAAGAGTGGTTGCGGTATGGTGCTACATTTACTACTTCTCCGAAGCTTAGTAATAATGGTGACCCTGAAGATAGAAGATATAAACCTAATGTACTAGAATGGCACGCAACTCACAATTCTGGCTTTAAGTTTGTTATAGGTAAGGAGTCAGACTTAGATGAGGTTATTGAGAAATATATTGACCCGTTTGATATACCACCGGGGAGAGTTTGGTTAATGCCTTGTTGCGGTAGTAGAGAGGAGCATATTAAAGTAGCTCCTATGGTAGCTGAGTTAGCTAAAAAACATTACTTTAATTTTAGTCCAAGACTACATTTATTAGTATGGGATATGGCTTTAAAGGTTTAACGCAATAAATAGTAACATGAGGATTGCAATCAGCGGTACAGCTTGTCAAGGTAAGAGTACTTTAATTAAGGATTTTTTAGAACAATGGCCTGGCTATAAGACTCCGCAGAAAACCTATAGAGACATTATTACGGATAATAATCTCGAACACTCATCAAAAACTAATAAAAAAACTCAATGGGATATTCTTAATTTTCAAATTGAGGAGCTTAGTAAGTATAGGCGAGGTGAGAATGTGATCTTTGATAGATGCCCTTTAGATAACTTGGTTTATAGTTTGTGGGCATCTGAGCAATCTGATACAGATATTGATGACGGGTTTATACAAAAATGTATTCCTCTCGTACGAGAGAGTTTTCGTAATTTAGATATTATCTTTTTTACCCCCATCACCCAATCAGCTCCAGTAGAGGTAGAAGAAGATGGTGTAAGAGATACAAAAATTATTGAAGAGATAGACTATCTGTTTAAAGCAGTACACAGAGATTATCAAAACAACCCTAAAACAACTCTTTTTGTACACGACGATAAACCAGCTATTATAGAAGTATTTGGTAATAGAAGAGAGCGAATTGAAATCCTTAAGCTCTATATAGATGCGGAAGGAGATGCTCATGAGCCTGGTAATATTATTGATCCAGAACTAATGGAAGATATTAAAAAGCTTGAAGGGGTATGGAAAGACGTAGATCCCGAGGAACATTCTTACGTTAAAAAAGAAATGAACAAACAGATCGAGGATTCTTTCGAGAAGAATAAATAATTATGTGAAAAAATACGATAAGCTTTGTGAAAAATACATGTTGAGACAGGTGAGGTCTTTTTATCCGAGAAAATTAGAGTTTTCACCAGAATTTTTAGAGGCTTTTAAAGCAGAATACACACGTTTAGTAGAGTCTGGTCAGAACAAACGTACATTATTAGAGAGAATGAAGAAAGCTCTAGCTTTTCACCTTTAATTTTGCTAATACCTTTACAATATACTTCAAGATTTCTGATCTAACGATATCTAATTCTGTAAACTTAAAGTTATACATTCCTTTTTTATTAGATTCTGAGGTATTAAATGCATCGAAAATAATATTAAAGCCTGATTTATTACCAATATCGCTTTGCTGTGTATCTCCTACAACGAAATATTTAGAATTATCACCAAATCTTGTTAATATTGTCGTTAACTCCTCTTTTGTTAGGTTTTGAGATTCATCTATTATAACACAAGCGTTTCTAAACGTCAATCCTCTAGTATAATTGACAGGTATACACTTGATATAGTTATCTGCCATTAAGTTGTTTACGGTAGGCTGATCAAGTAATTCATTAAGTTTTTCTAGCAGTGGTAGACTCCATGGCATAAACTTCTCTTCGATTTCTCCGGGTAAAGAGCCCATACTTTTTGATGCTGACTCCACTACACTTCGAATATATATTATTTCTTCTATTTTTTGTGTTCTGAGTAATTGTAATGCAACATATACAGATAGATATGTTTTTGCAGATCCCGCAGGACCATCAATTAAACACATTTTACACTCATCTTTAAAACTAGTACTTAAAAAATGGTCGTGGACTTCGGATAGTTTATATTGTTGTTTTATATTAAAATTTAAAAATGTATTTTTTCTTATACATTCCGTAATTTCAGTATCTGTTTCACTAGTTTTTGCCTTTTTAGGTCTTGCGACCTTTTTACCCGTATGATTTGCCCCAGGGGGACGTCCTTTTCTTGCCATACGTAAATATTTATTTGCATTTCATGTAATTTACATATAATTTTAGTATGGAAGTTAACCTTGTTTCTATTACTGACGCTAGAATTTTTTCTTCGGGCAAACCAGAAGAGTTAATTGCTTACTGTGCTCGTGTTTCAAACCCATCAAATCAAATGAATCATGAATCATCTCCTCGTTTACTAGCTTACTTAATTAAGCATAAACACTGGTCCCCGTTTGAGATGGTTGATATGTGCGTAGAAATAAAAACATCACGAGCAATAGCAGCGCAAATATTAAGACATCGCTCGTTCTCTTTTCAAGAGTTTAGTCAAAGATATAGTGTTGCGACTGAAATCGAAAAAATAGAGTTACGTAAACAAGCTGAAAAAAACAGACAGTCAAGTGAAGATGTAATAACCGACCCGGTTATTAATAATGTAACACGACATGCAATTGATACCGCAGTACAAACATATAATAAACTTATTACTCAAGGAGTCGCAAAAGAACAAGCTAGAATGGTATTACCACTCGCGACTTCTTCCACATTATATATGAAAGGTAATGTTCGTTCGTGGATTCATTATATAGATCTTAGATCACAACAAGACACTCAAAAAGAACACCGAGATATTGCCTTGAAGTGTAAAGAAATATTAGTAAATAATTTTCCAGAAACTGCAAAGGCATTAAAATGGAATCAATAGGAGTTATAATTCTTACAAAAAATAATTTTGATTATATTGAAAGGTGTTTAAACTCTTTTAAAGAAAAAAATACATATAGTAATTTAAAGTTTTATGTAGGAGATACAGGTTCAAATAGTAATCAGCTTAATTTGTTAGAAAAATATCTTTCTACTTTTCTTTTTAAAGTCGAACTAATTAAATTTAAAAATTATAATTTTGCTAGAAACCACAATTGGATAATCAACAATAGAGTTAAAGAGAAGTTTATATTATTTTGTAATGATGATATTGAATTAATTAACGATGCAGTATCTATAATGTGGAAGGAGACAGCTAGTAATATTGGTACTATAGGTTGTAAGTTATTATATTCCGATAATACTATCCAACATGGAGGACATATACACCATATTCATAATAATTCTGCTGAGGTAACTCACAAACATTTAAGACAAAAAAATAAACAACTACCTACTGAATATAATGTAGGTAATACTTTTGCATTTGTTTTGATTAAGAAATCCATATATTTAGATATGGGTGGTTTAGATATATCTTATAAGAAATGCTTTGAAGATGTAGATTTTTGTATAAAATGTACCAAACATAATTTGAAGCACAAATTTGTCGGTAAAGCAGAATGTTATCATTATGAAAGTGTTAGTAGAAATAAATTGACATCTTCGTTTGATATTGAAGATTGTAATAAGATTAGAGCAGCTCTATGTGATCACTATAAAATATGAAAGAAATTTTAAATAAATATAATTCATTATGCAATATCTCTTCAGATATTAACGAACATTTACCTACACTAAAAGAATACACTGAAAAGTGTAGTACTGTTACAGAGTTTGGAGTTAGAGCTATTGTTTCATCATATGGTTTTTTAGCTGGTAAACCTAAACGTTTACATTCTTATGATATTATGCCACCAACTCATTATGGTGGAGATCTTGACACAGTGTATAAACTTGCCGCTGAAAATAATATCGAATATAAGTTCACTCAAGCAGATACATTAGTGGTTGATATTGAGCAAACAGATTTATTGTTTATCGATACATATCATACATACGATCAACTTACCCAGGAACTAGCGAGACATTCTAATAAGGTTAATAAGTATATAATTTTTCACGACACTGTAGTTTTCGGTTATACAGATCAGTATTACGATCCCATTTCAAGTAAAAAAATAAATACGCAAAATAAAAAAACCGGTCTCATGCCGGCTATATTAGAATTTTTAGAAAATAAAGATTGGGTTTTAGAAAAAGAATTTAAAAATAACAATGGTTTGTTAATTATAAAAAGAAAAGCATGAACTCAAATATAAAAAATTGGTTTAAACAACAATTAAAACTAATAGAAATAGAAGTTTTTTCTTTTTGTAATAGAAAGTGTTGGTTTTGTCCAAATTCTTATATAGATAGAATTAATGATATTACATTTATGTCAGATGAAATGTATTTCAGTATTATTAATCAACTTAAAGAAATAAAATACGACCAAGAAATAACCTACAGTAGGTATAATGAACCGCTCTCTCATAAAGATGTTATTTTATCCAGATTGCAAGAAGCTAGACAAAAATTACCAGACTGCAAATTACGAACTAACACTAACGGAGATTATATAAAAGATTCTAATTATATAGAAGAACTAAGAGACAGTGGGTTGAATGAGCTTTTTATCCAACAATATTTAAGTAATAACGAAAAATATAATCATAAAAAAATGAAAGAAAAAATGATTAATAAAATGGAACAATTAAACGTACCATACAGCGTTATTAGCGATATTGATAATCAACGTATAGAATATAAAATTGAAATACCCGGAATAAAAGTTCATCTTCGCGCTAGGAATTTTAGTTTAGAAGGTACAGGACGTACGGAAGAAGTTATTAAAGACAATAATAATTATATTAGAACAAAACCCTGCAAACAACCATTCAATAATATGTATATAGATTACAACGGTAGTGTGATGGTTTGTTGTAATACGAGATCTGACGTTAAAGAGCACTCCAATGGTAAAACTGGTAATGTTAACGATGATTTTTTATGGGATATATATGCTAGTAAAAAATACGATCTTTGGAGAAATTCTCTTAAAGATATTTCCCCAAAAACCGGTATATGTAAAACATGTAAAATAGATTTAACACCTGAAGAATTTTTAAATTAATGAATAAAACTCTACTATGTCATTTTTATAATGAAGAATATTTATTGCCTTTTTTTGTTAAACATCATCTTGAGATATTTGACAGAGGGGTTTTTATAAATTATAACTCTACAGATAATTCTGTAGATATTATTAGAGAATATTGTCCAGATGAAAAGCAATGGTTAATCATAGATACAAAAGAACCAGAATTTGACGCAGAACGGTTAGATAGAGAAGTAGAATCGTTCGAAAGACGAATACCTGGGTGGAAAATGTGTCTTAATGTAACAGAGTTTTTAATTGGAGATATTGATACATTATGCGACCAACATTCAGAGCAGTTTTTTGTTAAATCTATACCAATGATAGATATAGAAGAAAATATCGGTAAAGATATATCTATAAACAAGCCAATATACGAACAAAGATCTCATGGAATTATTAATGTAGATGTAAATAAACCAGATCAAATTTACATTAATAGATCTCCAAGAAGTATGCATCAAATTAATGTTACTTACCCTACAGGGCGTCATTACTGGAATCAAGAGACGGTTGATAAAGCCGCTATTTTATGGTACGGTTATTCTCCTTTTAATGAGACATTACTAAAAAGAAAAACTCAAATAAGTAATAAAGTTTCAAAAAGAGATAAAAAACTAAATTTAGGGTTCCAACATCACTTCAATAACAGTGAACTCGGACAAAAACATAAAAATTACTTACCTTATATAGAAGATTTAACTCATGAAATTAATAGATTGTTATAATAACTGTAAATATAATACAGATAAAGCGTATACCCATTATTTTCTTAATATATACGATAAATTTTTTAATTCTTATCAAGATAAAAAGCTTAATTTTTTAGAGATTGGTTTATATGACGGTAATTCCATGGTATTATGGGATAATTTTTTTCAAAATAAAGAGACTAACATTTATGGTGTAGATATTGATATTAGACCTAAACTACAAGAAAAAATTAATAATAAAGAGTTTACAGAAAGAGTAAACATACATAATTTTGATATTAACACTATAGATGATAGTCCGATTAAAGATATAAAGTTTGATATTATCATTGAAGATGGTTCTCATACATATGCTGATCAGTTAAATTTTATTAAAAAATTTAAACATAGACTAACACCTGGTGGTATGTTTTTTATAGAAGATATTGAATCTGTCGAGACCCTTTATAAGTTACTAGCTCACGACAGAGATCTAATATATATAGATTCAAGAAACCGTTTAAATGTTGCTGATAACACTCATAGGTATGACGACTTTCTTATTGTTTATTTTAATGATGAGACAATACCTTTCAACGGTATTGTATAAGTTATTCGCAGATGACTACAAATAAGGTAATTGCTTTATTATACAAAAATTAAAATGAAAATAGCCGCTACTATACCTATTAAAAGTAATTCTACAAGAGTTAAAGATAAAAACTTTAAACTTTTAGGGGATAAACCTCTTTATAAATATATTATAGATCATTGTATCCAAGCAGAGTGCTTTGATAATATATACGTAGATACTGATAGTGAAGATATAAAAGGATATTGTTTTCAAAATAAAATAAAATGGATTGATCGAAAACCGGAACTCACACTAGATACGGCTAATGGTAATGATGTTTTTCATTATGATATAGATTTTATAGATTCTTATGATTTTTATTTTCAATTATATGCTACAGCTCCGTTTTTAAAACCTGAGACTATTAGAGACTGTGTAGATAAGTTAACTCATAGTTCAAAGCATGATTCTATACTTACCGCTACGGAAGAATATGGTTGGTTTTGGCATAAAGATCAACCAGTTAATTATCAGCCTAATATTTTACCGAGATCGCAAGATGCGACACCGGTTATAAAAGAGACAACAGGTTTATATGGTATATCTAAACGAGCCTACGAGCGGTATAGATGTAGGGTAGGTGCTAATCCATACTTTTATATTATAAGGGACAGAAAAGAGTGTATTGATTTAGATACGCAAGAAGATTTTAATGTAGCAAGCCAATATGTATGATACCTAATATAATACATTTTATATATGGCATGGAAGAAAGTAATAGTAAGAAAGAATTTATATTCCCTTATTATCTTTCTATATTTTCTTCTTATTTAGTAAATAATCCTGAAAAAATTTATATTTACTATTATTATCAACCTTACGGTATTTGGTGGGATAAATTAAAAGAAATATCTGTAGTAGAATTTGTTAAGGTAGATTTACCTACTCATATTGGCCGACACACTATAGAAAAGACAACCCATCGAGCAGATAAATTAAGAATGGACATACTTTATAAAGTAGGTGGAATATATATGGATATAGATACTATATCCATCAGGCCGTATAAAGAATTATTACAATATAAGACTGTTCTAGGATTAGAGTATGCTTGTAAAAAAGGTATTGTAGATAAAGAAAATTATAAAGGTATATGTAATGCCGTATTACTCACTGAACCAGGTAGCGATTTTTTTACAGAGTGGTTAAAACTTTACGAAAAATGGTTCAAGCCTAAAGGTTGGGCTGAGGCTTCAATTTTTTTACCTAAAAAAATTGCTGATGAAAAATTTAAAAATAATGGTCGTATTAAGATTTTATCTCCTGAATACTTTTTTACCCCTCACTGGACTGAAGTTAATAAAATTTTTATTGACAATTATAATATACCTGAAAAGCTCATAACGTTACATTATTGGTCTACTACCTCTCATCATTTATATAAAAAAATAAAAAACTGGGATTGGATAAATAACAATAGTCATACATTATTCGGTAAAATAATGTTAAAATTACATAAACTTTATGCATCGTGAACAAAAAAATTTTTGTAAATTAGTAAGGGAACAACATCCTACTTTTTTTGTAGAAAAAACCGTCTTAGATTGTGGGTCTTTAGATGTAAATGGTACCAACAGATACCTATTCAAAAGATGTACATACATTGGTATTGATGTTGGTGTTGGAAAAAACGTAGATGTTGTGTCTCCTACTCACAAATATAATCCAGATAAAAAATTTGATGTTGTTATAAGTACAGAGTGCTTTGAGCATGATATGTTTTATCAAGAAAGCTTAAAACATATTGTAAATTTTTTATTAAAACCTGGTGGGTTGTTTTTATTTACTTGCGCATCAACAAACCGTCATGAACATGGTACAATTAACAATACTCCTGAGAATGCTCCGCTACTTACTAACGAGTGGGCTAACTATTATAAAAATCTAACTGAAAACGATGTGAGAAATGTTATTAATGTTGATAACAGTTTTAATAGTTATGCGTTTTCTGTAAACGAACACATAACAGACTTATATTTTTGGGGTATTAAAAAATAATGGTAACAGTGTGTCATATAAGAGGGGAAGAAAATTACTGGCTCAAAACTAAACCACCTTTCTTTTTTACTAGCTCTCAAAAGGAAGATGTTTTTTATACGATATTAGATATATGGAATAAAAACCTAAAGATAAATTATTTTACCTTCAGACAAAAAATAAGAAATGTTGTAATTAGTTATTTGACAGAGATGTTTGATGTTGTTTTACTAGACGATACTCAGTGTAAAGATTTTTTTTCTAAAAATAAAAAAGTTCTTTTGTATCAACAAGATGATGATGATATTGTATATAAAATACCTATTACCAACCCCGGTTTAAATGTCTTTTTTTATTCTCATATAGATTGTATTAATATGAGAAGAGGGAGTAAATCAAAAACTAGATCTAGCTTTTATAAAAACAACAAATTAAGATCTATTCAATCTAATCATACATTCATTAATAACACTAATAACGATTTTGACTTTAGAGAGAAAAAAATATGGGAAAAAGATCATACGTTTTATGATACGCTTATTGAGAATAACTCTATTCCGGTTCATTTTACTGAGCAAGTTATTACTACTCAATTTTATCATTTAACTAGTTTATCTGGTTTATATAATATGATTCATAATAAAAAGTCTTTAAATGTATATAACTTTAAAGATTTTACTACAAATTATATTAAAAATTTACACTACGTAAATAATGCACACCCATTGGTAGATAGTTTTAAAAAAATATATAATTCTTTAATATAAAATGAATAACAACATCGCTTTATGTATATCTGGCCTAGCTGATAGTTATAAAGACGGCATTGATACCCTAAAAACATTAGATAAGTGGCGTTCTAAAGGTATTAATATTGATACCTATATACACACATGGGAGTCCTCGTTAGCAGAAGAGTATATTAATTTATACAAACCGGTTGATTATATTATTGACAGTCAACAAGTATTAGATCCTGTAATTAATTTTTTCGCTAAAAAGCACATTAAATTTCGTGATGCACTTTCAGCAGATTTTGTTAATAAAATTAAAACAACTAATTATACATGCTTATCTCAATTTTATAGTATGCGAGAGTCTCACCTTTTGCGTAAAAAGACTAACCGGGTGTATGATTTTGTTATTAGATCTCGGTGTGATATAGTTTTAAAAGATTTTATATCTAATATAGATTACGTTTTAACAAAATTATCTAAATATGATACTCACAATAAAAGAAACTGTACAAATATTTTGTTTGTTCCATGGATTAGATCAGACGAGCGAGGTAACACTCATACTGATTGGTGTGTTATGTTGGCTAGGCCTTATGTGTTTGATATTGTGTTTGACTTATTCCCTCTTTGTTTAGATAAAGTACCTAAATTAGATGGTAGTGAGCATTCAATTATTTACGAACATATGATTTCTCGCAATGTCCGAGTACATGGTAATATACCGCTCAAATTTAGCTTTAGATAGAGCTAAGAAAATATTTCTTGTAATCTATTCTCTATATACAATTGCTCTGTTTGTATATCTCTAAGTTGATTATGTATTACTTCTCTACCGTTTTTACCATTAGGTAAGAATTTTTCTTTACAGTTATTAAGCAACACTACTCGTTTAAATCGTTTGTTGGTTCGTTTTAGTGTAATATTGTTTTTTAAACCTATTTCCCCTTGCATCATAAAGGGGCATCCGTATTTTTTAGGAATTATATTTACATAATTCTGGTCAAAGTTTTGATCTTTTAGTTCTTGCAGTAATAATTCATGAGTTTCAAACCATTTAGTACAATATATACTCATTGCATCTCTACTACCCATTAACCAATGGTCGTTCATTAATAATCTATTGTAAATAGTATGCTCAGGTAGTTCAGTTGAGGATGTTACATTGTATTTATTTGTCATTTTTGTATATGATTGCCATTCTTCATAACATAGTGTAACATTTTTAACAATATTAGAGTTACATTCTACGTCATCATATAGTTCTATTTTTTCAAGTTCGTAATTTTCAGGTTTTTTATAACAGTTTTTTCTTTTATAGACAAAATCGGTTTTTATTACAACTATTATATCAAAAGTTATATCGTTATTTTTTTCGAAATTGCAACAAACATCATAACATAATTGTTTACTCACATGTTGTCCGTATCTATACCTTAATTTTTTTACTACATCTAGTCTATTCTCAAAACTTTTTACTTTATTATGTAAATATCTGCTTATTTTAGGATGAAACTCTTTTGTTGTTGCATCTAAAATATCATAATTAGTAATTGATACATCATTTAAATTGTTTAATATTTGTTTATCTATATTATGCTGTATATAATTAGTATTACGACAGTCATCGGGTACGAAACCTACTTTTTCCCACAAGTGACCAAAATAGTAAGTTTCATAGTTAGGTACGGTATACTCTTCTTTTATAAATTTCCAGGTATAATTTAAAAATCTAGGCTGACCGTGTATTAATACTGCAATCTTTTTCATACCCATATAATTTTTTCTCCCAAAACTGTATTTCTCTGTTGTATAATTTAATTCTATCTTTACGGACGTTGTTACCTATATCGCATAAAATATCATTTCTTTGGTAAGTAATTAGTGGAAACAAATTTAATGCGTTTACTTTATGAGAAAGGTATATACCATAGTATTCATCCATAGCAGCTTTACCAGGGACATTATCATTTATTATTTTTTTGTATATATTAGAATTAACTGCGTAACAATGAGTTTGTAATTGGTTCGTACTTTGAAATACATTAGGGGTTAATTGACTATAATTACAAAACTCTCGTAATTTAAAACTATACCCTAAAAAGAATAAATCCCATGATATGTTTTTTTCCTTTATCTGAGACATTCCAGCGTTTAATATATGTTCTGCTGATATACCGTTGTAATCATCTACAAATTCTACATCATCTTCTAATATTAATATATTTTTTATATTATTTTCATATGCATGGGTAATAATACTAACATGACTGTGCGCGCATGCGTAAACACAATCCCCTTTTTTGTTTTTATTTTTAGGTTCTGTTGCTTCCCACCGCTGTACTAAATCTTCAATGTTATGTTTTTTGAAAATTGCACGACATTTCTCCCACTTATCTACTCTATCGTTTAAATTTATACAATAAATTTTTTCAAATGATCTTTTTAATACTTCTCTCATCTTATTATTTTATCAGGAAACATTTCCCGTATTTTATTATGTAATGTTTTTATGCAATCATTTCGATAAAGTAATATTTTATCAGATGTTGTTACATCCTCTTTAATTTTTTCTGCAGAGATAATTTTTTTATCTCTTCTACGACCCATCCACTTACACTCTACTTTATTGTTTATTGTTAACTCGCCTTGAAGAGTGTGTTCTGATCTTGATAACCATCTAGTTTTCAAATTATTATGTAGTAAATCTTTACCAAGAGTCAAAAATAAATTATCAAACCACTTATTATAATAAACCTCTGCTGCTAATCTATTACATACTAAAGACCAATCATTTATTAAAAGCCGATCCCAATATCCCCATTTATATTCTACTTCATTATACCATTTATTTGTTGGTAAATTCATTGGCGACATCTTGTTTTCATAGAAATATTTCAGCGGATTCGCTTCCCATTTATTTTCTGTGTTATTAAACGTATTATATCTAATACCATTCGCGTGACACACCGGTCTGTCATTAATTAATACACTATAGTTTGCTTTCTTATGATCTACGTACTCTTCTTCGGTGTTGTAGCAATAACTTGGGGTATAAATTATATCTGTTCTTGCTTTTATAATTATATCATATTGAAAATTATTTATATCTTCATATAACTTAATAGACTCATAACACCTTTGTGTGCTTATATGTTGACCGAAGAAGTATCGCTCTAAATTATAGTTATTCCCGTACGGTACTTTTCTATTTGTTAATTGCTTAATACATTCAATATATTTTTTCGCATAATCGTATATTATATCATAACTCTCTATATTATATGTAATAGGATTTAGTTTTTCTTGTATAATTACCTGGTTACATTTTTCGTCGTAATCATTATTCTCGTCACATGCTGGGGTATGCCCGACGTTTTCCCAATTATGTATAAAAAAATCTGTTTGCCAACCAGGTATTTCAAATTCTTTTTTTATTATATCAGCGGTTTTTTCAAAAAACCTAGGTTGTCCGTATATAAGTACTGCTAGTCTCATTTCTTTATCCACCACGAAGCCCAGGCTTCTGTTGTGAGGTTTGGTTTTTTATCGATTTGTGTTAAAAAATTATTTATATGTTCTACATTTTTCGGCCATTCTTCTATATTATAATCATGTCCCGCGTAAACTCCGCCCTTTTTAAGTTTATTATACCAGCTATTAATTGTTACTCCTGAATCTTGCCCTGTATGAGCATAACCGTCAATATATATAAAATCAAAAAAGTTATCTTCGAATAATGTATGAGCCTCTTCAAAAGACATTCTTAATACATATATATTATCTTTATTCAAACGATGAAGTGCATCATAATACTCTTTTATATTATGTTTATCATTCCACTTATCTACACAATAAAACTTTTTGAAAGAGTGTTTATTATTTAGCTTTACACTAAAACGGCCTCCTGCGACTCCTAATTCAATCCCTATAGGGTTAGTATTAGTTATAGCTCTTGGTATATCTTCTCTATATATTATATTATTTTCTTCCATTTGAATCGTAAGATGTCTGTCGACCACTCTTTATTTTTATTTTTACTATCGAATAATTTCACGTTTATAGGTTCAGGAGATTTTTTTCGTGGTAAACCGTCTAAAAATATAAGCTTATTTTCTGTTCTCAACTTTACAGTTTTAAAATTGTAGTGTCTAGCTTTCGCAAAATATGCTTTATCCTCGCACCCGTAGTTTCCGCAAAAATCTTCATCAAAATAACCAATTTTTTCTACTGCGTTTTTATGTATCATTAGCGCTCCGGGGTATGTTTTATGTATTATAGGGTTAGTACTTTCTATTTTATTTGTAAGAAACTTGTATATACAATTTTCCCTCTTTGGATACAAAAAAATCTCTTGCAAGAGATTATCCGTTAAAAACATATCTATATCTAACACAACTTTCCAGTCACTTTTTGAGTTGTATATACCTAAATTTTTTGCTCCACCGTTATTCCAACCTACATTCTCAGTAATATAGTATAGAGAATATGTTAATTTTAGTTTTTCTAAATATTGCTTAGCAGTCTGAGTACTGTTATCATCAACATATATAAGATTTACTGTGTTTTTTGTTTCTTTAGAGTATGAATTTAAAAGCTGTACTTGTGTTGATAGTGTATTGTACTGATTATAATAACTATAAATTATATCTATCATTGTTGTTTTAATAAAAAAAGCTGCTGCCCGAGTAGCTGTCCGGTAAACTTTGTATTATTTTTTAAGAAAGATTCTATTGCTGGTATTACACCGTACCCTCTTTTAGAGTTTTCGGTATAATCATCACAAAGTATTATCCCTGTGGTTTTGAGTTTATTTTTCCACATGTTGAGGTCTTGTAGCACAGAGCTATAATCATGTAAACCGTCGATATATATAAAATCAAAAAAGTTATTCTCAAAACTCTCACACGCGACATGAGAATATTCTTTTATTATTTCTACATTTGTATTATTTTGAAATTTTTCTTTTACTTCATTATACCAGTTGGTTTGTTTTTCATTATTTGCCCCCGCGTGAGAATGAATTATAATATTTTTTTCTTCTAAATTAGTTCTTTGACAGTCCCAACAATCTATTAAGTATAGTTTTTGAGGGTTATGTTTAGCAATTTTTTCTGCATTTATACCTCTATGTACTCCTACCTCCAAACATATGCTTTTTATAGATATACAAGTCGCGTATATTATATCTCGTATCTCTTTACTCATCTATCTATAATCTTTTTATATTGCTTTTTCATAGATATACCCGAGTCTGCTAAAACTCTTACATGAGGTCTATCAAGTATACATTGTTTAGTATGTTTATTAGCTATTTTTAAAAATCTATTAGGTATAATCATATTGTGATAATATTGATAACCTAACTCTATTGCATTTACTTTTTCCTTTACTAGAGATTCTCCACAGACAAGCTCTCCTGCAGACCAATTAACATCAATATTATTTTTAATAAGCAATTGCTGACTTTTATACACCATATCTATGATTGTTTGTATATAACTCTTCATACACTTAAGCATTTCTGTTGCGCTACCTAGCATACACCAGTCTTTTATATGTAAATATTGTGTATCTGATTTGTATCTATCACTTATACCTAAGTTACGACGTTTACCGTAAAAATTATTATTCAGATATGTAATACTCTCGTATGTTTTTCTAGATTTCGGTTGGTGATCAGTATTATTACCGGATTTATCTTCTGCTCCTTCCCATATTTGTAGATCTCCGTATTTACAAAACACACCTTTTTGACCATTTAACATTTTATCATAAAAATACCTTTTATCATAAAAATAATCTCTTTTTGTATCATATAAATCAGGAGTTGCGAAGATTAAGTCCGTACGAATTCGAAATATATAATCATATTCTTCTTCTACTAAATTTGCTACTCTCTCAAGAGACGTAAACTGACCAGTATAATACGATAAATGACCTGGCTCACATGTCTCAAAAATAGTCTTTTGAAGATTTAAATTTTCAATTTCTTTTCTCGCTATATCTACATGTTTGTATACCTTTTCAGTGTCTGCTACAAGTGGTTCATAGTCAGTAAACTCGTATTTTTTAGGTTTATATACACTAACAATTTTTTCTTTTATTTCATCTGTTAATATGTTTTCTGAATCTGAGCCGTTATACCCTATTTTATCCCAGAAGTGAAAGTAGTAATCTGTGGTACATCCTTCAAATGTTGTTTCTTGTATAATACTTTCGTAGCTTAAGTCCCAAAATCTTGGCTGCCCGTATAATAGTACTGCTATTTTCATTTAGTCTGTAATAAAGTCTGTTAAGTTACCCCAGTCGTGTTTATGATAGTGGTAATCTTGGTTTAAAATCTTTAAAAAGTTTTGATGTTCTGGGTGATTTTGATCAAATATGTTGTGAGTATTATACTCTTGTTGAGTAAAGGTACCCCAGTTATATACTCTCGATGTATATGAGTCAAAATTATGAGCTTGAGCTATTTGAATAAACTCAGGAATACTTTTATAATTATTTCTCTGAACGACCATATCTAATCTTACTGACTTGAGATCTAATTTAGCTATAAAGTGAAGATTTTTCATTAGTTTGTCCCAATCTCCACCTACTCTCACTAAATCGTAGTGCTCTTTTATACCAGCATCTAAGCTTATGATAGCGTGTATATCCTGTTTATGTATATTTTTAAGTTTCTCCCACCTGCTCTCATCAAATAACACTCCGTTAGTTTGTAGTGTAAATGATACTTGTGGGTTTTTTGCCGGTTCTACCTTTTTCATTAATTCAAAAAACGATGGAGAACCAAACGGATCTCCAGAACCAGTAATATTTAAATGCACTTTATGTGGTTTACTATGAATCATACGCAGTAAGCGCTTATTTATCATCATAGTATTTTTGTATTTTTGAGGTTCGTTTTTTTCAGTGTATTGAATAAGATTTTTCCTGCATGTTGGACATCTTAAATTACAAGATTTATCATAACATAAATTTATTGTGTTTGGTGGTTGAGCGACATCCATTCCAAACTCAACAATAAACTTTAACTCATCACCATATCTGCCTGCAAGTATATCTTTTTTATCTGGTAATGTACCGTTTTGAATTTTAGGACATTCTTCATGATTACATAAACTAAATGATCCATCTAAAATAGATTGTCGGAATTCTCTACTTTTCTTACTGTTCCACTCTTCCATGAAATCAATAGTAGGATTTAATTCTCCTATTTTGTTATGGTTTACCCATCGTGGACAACAATTATATAGACCTTTTTCTTGTATCTCTAAAAATGTCCATGGATGGTCGCAGAATTTAGTTGAAAGATCTTTTTTCACGTATAATTAATTATACGACTATGCCGAAAGTACAAGAAGAAACATATACTATATCAGAGATCTTTTTTAACGGAGTGCAATATAACCCCGGAGAAAAAGATGTAGAAGAAATTACATTTTTAGGTACAAAAACTCTACAAGCTAAAGTAAAAGAAAACCTTACTATTTTTTGGAACCCACTTACATGGGACTGGACTAAGTCTACTGATAAAGAAGCTTATGAAACCAAATATAAAAGAAAAACTAGAGCTGTATATTTTAAAGAAAAGGTTTTTCTAGTTGAAACCGCTAAATTTAAAAAGGGTATTGTAGATGATGAGTTTGTAGATACCGCTGAGCTCCCAATCGGTATTGTTGTTTATTGGGAAGCTGATACCGAGCAATGGCAAATGCTAGGGTATAAAGAGAACCTATTGCGATAAGCTTTAACTTGTGAAAAAGACTGCTTGTATTTATACATCTAATACAGGGGTCGGTCTTATAGCTGATGTAAATTTACTATATGATCTATTAGAACCTTTTTATGATATAGATATAGTATACTTTGAGCATAATATAGGAAATGACTCTGAGTATAATCCATACAATGAATATGACGTTGGTATTTTTATACAAAATTTCTATGGTCAGTATTTAGATAGAAATAAAAAAAATGTATTTATAGCTAACGAAGAATGGATAGGTTTAGAAGTACATCAGTTATATCTATTTGATAAAATCATCGTTAAATCTGAGTTCGCAAAACAACTACTTGCCGCGCATAATCGTAATATCGTTAACTGTGGTTTTGTTTCATATGATAAATATGATTCAAAAATAGATAAAACTGATACCTTCTTTCATCTTGTAGGTAAAAGCTATCAAAAAGGTACCGAACGAGTAATAAATACCTTTAATAAGAATACTCTACCTCTGACAATTGTCGAAAGTTTAAATCATTATAATAAAACCCCACTAAAAGACAACATTAACTTTATTGCTGATTTTTTACCAAAAGAAGAAGTAACAAAGCAATTAAATTCAAATAGATTTCATTTATGTGTGAGTTATTATGAAGGGTGGGGTCATTTTTTATATGAAGGTTTATCTACTGGTGCAATAGCTTATGTTTCCAATTGCCCTATGTATACAGAGTGGTTAGACCCAGAATTAGTTGTATTTATTAACTCTACATTTACCACATCTGATAACAATAAGTATTCTACATACCCTTTTTTCCAAAGACCTAAACACCTAATACACCAGTTTGGTTGGGTTGTTGATGAAGGTGAGTTATTAGAAAAAACTCAAGAGTGGGAGCACTTTAAAAATACTATTAATTCTAATGATGTACGAGATTTTGTAAAAAACGTAAATAGAAAAAATAGTAAAAAATTAACAGAAGAAATTCTCAATACTTAGGCTTTTTTATTTGTGTGTATCTTACTAAGTTTTCCGGTCTTATATAATCAATATTAGATATATTACTTTCTTTTATTTTAGTAGGTTTTTCTAAATTACTTACTTGTTGTATATTATCGATATTAGTTATATTATTTTCTTTTATTTGAGTGTTTTGCTGCACGTTAGTTATTTGCTGCTCTGTAGATGTATTAATAGACGTAACTGAATCTAGAGTCTCTGTTATATACTCTGTTTCATACTCTGTTTTTATAGTGGTAATATAGCTATTTTTTGATGTTTGTTCTTCTTTTACGAAATCTTTGTATTTATCATACCAATCAACAAATGTATTATTATCTAAAGTAAATAAAGCACACTCACAATCATTTATACCTGCACATATATATGTTTTATCATTTATAATTCGAACACTAGTAACATATACGCATTTATTTTCATTCTTTTTAAATTTATATGGGTTATCTAATGGTGGTGGGTTAAAAAATGGTTCAATAGAGTATGTTAATGGTAAAAAATCATAATCAAGCTCTATTACACCTTGATAATAATCATAATGACCTAAGTCTCCAGCAGCAGTATGAAAAAATATAAAATTTCTGTTGTTTATACTAAAAACATTACTACTTAATCTATATAAGTACGTCTTACCAAATGCTTTTGCATTTGTGTTTACCTGAACTTCATTTGCATCTTGTTTGTCTTTAAAAAAACCTTCTAACCAATGAGGCATAGTATAACGAAACTTAACTCGACTAGTGTTGTCTTTAATAACTAGCGGTTTTATTTTATAAATATATTTTTTATCTGTTATAAACTGCCAGTTTTTCTCCCAAGCATGTCCTTTGGTCATTTGCTGGTTATTTTTCATAAAATAACACTCTTGTTTTTTCACATTGTATTTTACATATGTAAAATCATTATAAGATATCAATCTCGGGTCTTCATAGCTAAATGTTTTATCTTGTAGTATAGTTTTTGGGTTAGTGAGAGTAAGTTTATCTATATTAAACTTATATTGTACTATTTTACTGTATAGATTTTTTGGTTCTACTCTTACAAGGGCCTTATCTCCCCAAAACGTCCAGTTGTATCGGTTTATACATTTAGAGGACTTAAGCATTACGTGCTTTTTTATTTTCCCTTGTAAATAATCACATATCATATGAGTAAAATAGGTATTGTTACAATGGGTACTGGTAGTTATGTTGACTTCCTACCGAGTATGTTAGATTCTTTTGCGAAATATTTTCTACCTCAATATGAAAAACAATTTATAATTCTTACTGATGATAAAACATTTACCCATCAAACGATTTCTAATAATATATACTTTCCTTTTTATGAATGGCCATATTCCACTCTCTACAAAAATAAAGCTATTAATTTAACAAAAGAATATTTTAATTGTGATATAATATTTTGGGTCGACGCGGATCTAAAATGTATAGGTTATGTAACCAGCTCGGAAGATTTATTACCAACAAAAGAGAAACCGATTTGTTGTGTTACTCATTGTGGTTGGCTTCATGAAGGTAAAGAAATAAAATTATACCCCTATGAAACTAATTCTAAATCAACAGCATTTGTTGAAGACATATATAAAGTACCATACCATCAAGCGTGTCTATATGGAGGTTTATACGAGAACTTTTTTAACATGTCAGAAACAATAGAGAAAAATATAGATATAGATTTAAGTAATGATATTGTTGCTATTTGGCATGACGAGTCTCATCTTAATAGATATATACAAGACATGTCTTTAAAAACCATACCAAGAATATATGCACGACCAGAAGCTATGGGAGAGTTACTACCGAATACAAAAATAATATCTATTTTAAAACCTAATCTAAACGAACAATGAAGACTGCTTTAATTACTTTAAACATTAATAATGTGTTGTGCGAAAATGCAAAAAGCAGTCATTTACATGCATGTGAACGATGGGGTTGTGAGTATGTAATTGTTGATGAAAATAAATTTCCCAACTCTTTCCCGAGTTGGAATAAGTTTAATATTTTACGAAACTCGGATTATGAACGTGCTTTACTTATTGATTCAGATATGTTAATTAGTTCTAAATGTGATTCTCCGTTTAAATTTAAACAACCGTTTGTTACTGTAAGAGATAGTCATTATGAATTATATGTCCTTGGTTATAAAGAGACAGCTAAGCTTCACGCGTATATAAAAGATTATCTAACAAGATACAAAGAGGAATTTATTAACGATGGTTTAAACTTACCAGATAATTTTGTTTTGAATTTTTTCAATAGTGGTTTTATTTTATTTGATAAAAGTATAAGTGCTATGTTTGAAAAATATTCTTCTCTTATTAAGAAATATAGTATTAATGGTTCATCTCATAAAGAACAAGCTCTCTTAAATTATATTATACAAAAAGAATTATTAATAACATATATAACTAGAAAATGGAATGTCATTAACCCAGATCTTACTAAACCTATTAATGATTCAATATATCATTTTACTGGTGGTGATCCTAAAATCTTAAAAACAGCTTTAAAGAGTTTTAAATGGAATGAATAATGTCGTTATATCTTTTTTTATACCTAGTGAAGGTTATACTCATAGTCAAAATGCTTATGATAGTGTTAACGCCGCGTGTGAAAGATGGGGTTGTGAGTATATCGTTTTTAAACAACCCATACAACCAGCTGGCTTTCATAATATGTTCACTAAACTATTTTTACCTAGTTTAGTTTCTAGTTATAAGCAATGCCTATACATTGATACAGATATTATTATAAATAGTACAACACCTAATCCTTTCGATATTTTTAGTAATAAAAAAAATATATATGTTGTTAAGGATATGCAGCAATCATTTTTAACAAAAGACCAAAAAGAAGAATTTAAAAACACCCAACTATGTTTACCGTGGCTGGACGTATGTGCACATGCTTTAGGAATAAAATTTGATAAACAATCTTACAAAGATAACTTTTTTAACGCTGGTATGTTTTTATTTTCCCCTATCTATCATATGTATGTTTTTAAAAAAATTACAGCTGCTTTGAATAATATAAACGGTAAATATAAAAATATACATCAAGTAGAGCAGGCGTTACTTAATTTAGCTTTTATGTATTTTTTAAAAAATAGGTTGACCTTTATTAATAAAAAATGGAACTATATAGATCCCGATATTGCTAGTGAACATATGCGCGGGTATCTATATCACTTCACCGGGTTGCATTATGAGAAATATAAAACCGAAATAAATAAATATACAAAGTGGAAATATTAAAATTAGCAAAAATTTAAATGAAAATTTTATTTTTAATAATATCTACTAACAAACACAATAGATATATATCCACATTAATTAAAAGTATTAAAAAATACACTACATCTGTATCAACTAATATACTTTTGTTTTCTGATCAATTTAACACAGCTGTTGATATTTGTAAACCAATTATTCACCTTCCATGGCCTTTAACCACATTGTTGCGTTTTAATTATTTTAATACTGTATCAAATATAATTTCATCTTATGATTATGTTTTTTATATAGATAGTGATATGGAGGTAGTAGATTATCTTGAAGATGAAATCTTACCAGCCAACGACGAAATTGTTACCACGTCTCATTATCATTATTCTAAAGAAGAGATAGGCCCATATGAATTTAATAATAAAGATTCTACTGCATATGTAGAGTATACGTCGGAACTAAAAGGTAAATATTGTCAGGGTTGTTTTTTTGGTAGTACGTCTAAAATATTTTTAAATATGGCTGCAGAGATAGACAATAATATCAAAACAGATTTAAATAAAAATATTATAGCTAGATGGCATGACGAATCTCATTTCAATAAATTTATACTTAACAAAAAAACAAAACAATTAGATCAAAGATATTGCTTTAACCCAAACCACTCTAAAGGTTATACCTTTTCTGGCAAAATTCTTCATTTTGAAAATAAAACATTTACCTATTGATTTTTTTTCTAGATACCCTATTATAGTGTCATGATCTTAAATGATATCGATGTTTATGATGGTAATATTATTCACCAGCGGTTCGCTTATAAATACTTTCGCAAAAAGACTCTACCTATCGGAAATATTATTGCGTTTCGCGCGCCGATGAAAGTAGAAACAGAAGGAATGATTGACAATGAAGACCTTTTTAATAATGATTTTATTTATTCTGATGACGCTATCAATTTTTGCTGGGAGCTTCCTAATCTTGATCCTCTCGGTGCTGTTTTCTTTCAAAGATTATTTAACACGCAAATGGCAAACATACTTTCAACGAAATATTTGAATGCCCCTATTGAAGTTGATGGAGATGATCTAATTGTACATAAAGAATTTGAGCAACACGGAATTATTCAACCTAAAGGTAAATGTAGCGTTAGTATTACCTACTCTCGCAACAATGTCGCACTAGGTCACACTGCAATTAACGTGATTGCTGGTAATAAAGCCCCTTCATTCGCGTTTTCCACTAATTTAACCGATAATCAGGTGGAAGAATTCATGAAAATCATGGTAGATATCTACTATTCCATGGTGGATGACGCGTTTATCGCAACTACAAAACTGACTCTTTGAGGTCTAGTACTAGGAGAAAAATTTTTTTCGAAAAATTTGCAAAAATTACTATAAGGGTTTAAGACTGTCTCTATTATGAAACCAGTAAATAGCTTTTTTGACTTTGTAAACAATATTGCGTTTGATCGTGATAGAATAGACATCAATGTTTCAGATGATAAGCTATATTCTGCGTTTATAACTAATAGATATCTTACATTTGCTAGTAAATCATTTGTACCGTTAATAAACAACTCAGTAAACATGTATGGTCATGTGTTTTCTGCGCATGACCATTACAACTTTATGTTCAACCTTATACCTAAAACAAAAAGACGGTTTATTAGGTATGTAAAAAAGAACAAAAAAGAAAACACAGAGAAAAACAATGCAATCGAGCTGGTAGCAAAAAATCTTGAACTCTCAAAAAGAGAAGTAGAATTGTATTCTGAAAAATTCAAAGTAAATATAAAGAAATATGGATAGTAAGCAACAAAAACAATACGACGCTAAGTTAGATACTTTAGGGTTGACTGAAAGTCAACGCGACGCGTTTGATCACTCTGCAAAAAGGAGTTTGATTGATTTAGAAAATTATAAAGGGGACGATTTTAGTCTTAATGGTTACAAACTGAGTAAGGTTATGGATGATTTTGTTTTAGCTCAGTTTGTCGATCTATCTGACGATGGTACAGCTATTAATCGTAATGGGATTCTAATTCCATTAGCGCAAGTTCAGCGAACATGGCGACTAGCTCGTGTTATCTTAGCAGGACCTAATTGTAAGTCAGTAAAGGTTGGTGATGTGGTTTGTTTTCCAGACGACAAGGGAGTTAAAGTAAGTAATATTACAGTTGCAGGATTTGACGACCCATTAAAAGATTGTTTGTTTTTAAATGAGGAAAGATTCTTTGGAGTTTGTGATCAATTAGATTAAAATGCGTGTAAGTTTAGGACAACTTAAGGGCATACTTTTAAATAATGTATGCGAAGTCAAATTTTCTAGAAGGAATCCAAAACCTGGGATGCCTGCTACGAGAAGAATGTTATGCACAAATAATTCTCAATTATTAAATTCAGTAGAAGGTAGGACTATATTGAATTACAAGCCACCTACGTCAGCTCCTAAATATAACCCTAATCAGAAAAATTTAGTTGTTGTTTGGGATATATTAATGCACGGTTATAGAACAATAAATGTAGACTCTGTTGATTTAATTAGTACCCTTGATGCTGATGAAACATTTTGGGTATATTTGCAAGAAAAAATATCACCTATGTCCGTACAAGAAAAAATTAACTTTATGAATACATGAATTACGAGACAGTAGAAAATACATTAAAATCCATATTGCTTACTAATGTAAAAATTACGTCTAAAAAAAGAGTATTAGGTGTAGGTAGAATTCTACTGTACGAAATTAAAGATTTTAATATAAAGCTTATTTTCGAAAGTACAAAGAAGGTTGATATTCTATATCCCTTCAATGTTTTAACTAGAAAAAATATTATATACTTTGATTATAGACTTGATCATATTCATCGCAATGATGTAATACAACAGGTAAGAACAAATAGAATGATCACTAACAAGAAAAATAAATATTACGACTTGATGGTCTCTATAGAAAAGATATAATATACCTTAATGGAGTTAAAACATTTTCCTAAAAACTTTGTACCTACCTCATTACAAGAAAAAGCTATATCACGAATTGATAAGGCTCTCAAGAAGTATCGGTTTGTTGTAGTGCAAGGGCCTACTGGGGTAGGTAAGAGTATGTTAGCAAAGACTATTGCTAACAGTACAAGCAAGCTCCCTAAAAGGTTAGAGCGTATAGTTAACGATTATACTGCATATCAATCTACATGGGATAACAATAAACTTGTTTATGAGTATGCTGATGATTTTTCTTCTAAGAGATTCGGTACTTCGATACTCACTACAACTAAGCAATTACAAGATCAATATACTAGAGACTTTTCTGACATACAAACTTTAAAAGGTAAGGGAAGCTATCTCTGTAATATAGATGAGAGGAGTACTGCAGATGTAGCTCCTTGTTTGTTTAGTTCTAAACTCAAACGAGAATGCTGGGACTGTAATAGATGTGATTACTATGAATCTCGTAATAAAGCTATAAGCGCAAAGGTAAGTATTGAAAACTATGCAAGCTTCTTTCATAAACCAGATCATCTTAAAAACAGAGATGTTATTATATGTGACGAAGCATCAGAGTTAGAAAACGTTATAGTTAATCGTTTTAGTTGTAGTATTGAAATGGGTAGATTAGAAAAATATGGCTTCCAATTGCGGTATAGTTTTGATCGTAAGCGTTTTCATAATAATCTAGAAACTTTAAATGAGAAGTTAGAGTTTAGATCTAATGAATTGATGCGCATTTTAGATAAGCATACTACTGTAAGCGACAGTTACAAAAAAGAATATAAGTTTGTTTCTGATCTTAAGGGACATATTAGTAGAATACTCAACACCTGGTATGATTCAGAATATCTGTATGAGGATGTTCGAGTTAAGAATAAACGATACATAAAACTCATACCTAAGAAGGTAGACAATCTTGCAAAACATTTATTCAAATATGCAAATAAGGTTGTGCTTATGTCTGCTACGTTTGTTGACTATAAGGCTTTTATGAGAGGGTTAGGAATTCCGGATGATGAGTATACATTTGTTGATCTCCCTTCTGATTTTGATTCAACTAAGTCTCCGATTTATGTTGGTGGTTTTAGGCTTAATAATGGCAACCTAGTTAACGTCTTCCCAAAGGTTGTTAACGAAATTAAACTTCTATTAGAAAAGCATAAAGACGAAAAAGGATTAATACATACTCAGTCTGATGAGATAACAAGAATGCTACAAGATGCTCTTGGTAAAGGGCGACTACTTTATCGTATACAAGGTCAAAATGAAAATGCTGATATAATAGCAAAGCATCTCGCAAGTGACAAACCAACTGTATTAGCTAGTCCATCTATGAACTTTGGAGTTGATCTTAAAGGAGACTTAGCACGGTTTTGTATTGTAGTAAAGCAGCCATGGTTGAACTTGAAAGATATTAGAGTTGCAGCCATGAATAAGACTGTAAAAGGTTGGTATGATAAAAAGATGTTAACATCATTAATACAGCAATGCGGTAGATGTACTAGAGATAAAAATGACTATAGCCGTACATATATACTTGATGGTTTTACTCTTACAGGTATTTTAAAAAGAAACATTAATTCCCTTCCGAAATATTTTATAGATAGGTTTGTTTAATAAATATTTACAATGAAAAACCAATATTACGGTTTTGAGCTAAAAGATATGGTAAGGCAGTTTATTACTGCCTTTAATAGTATTGTTATAAACAGATATAACAAAAGTAAAACTGTGGTCGATCAGCTCAAGGTAGGTTTTTATTATGGGCCGAAAGAGAGAGCGTTAAATGATGTGGTTAATAAAGCAGCATCTCTCAAATTACCTGTTATTGCAGTTCACTATACTAGTGTTACGAGAGACTCTGAGAGAGTTTTTAATAAAATACCTGGTTTTTATTATAGTAAAGCAAGCGAACAGGATCAAGGTGCTTTAACTTCTGACTATTTACCAACCCCAATACCTGTTAATATAGGTATCAATATGTCTATATTAACTAAATTCCAAACAGATATGGATCAAATTTTAAGTAATTTCGTTCCGTATAACAATCCATATATTATAATAAGTTGGAAGGTCCCATCTAGTCAGAATATGGCTAGTGATTTAGAGATAAGAACTGAGGTAGAGTGGTCTGGTAATATAAGTTTAGACTATCCAGTCAATGTTTCTGGAACTCAACCGGCCAGAATTGAAGCAAGTACGGACTTTACAATGAAAGGTTGGTTGTTCAAGAAGAACAATATTGATAATGCTAAGAATATTTTCGTTATTGATCAACAATACATACCTGTAAATACATTTAACTATGAGTAAGTTTATTAATTATACAAGCGCACTCACTAGTGTTACTGCACAAGTAGATACTAGATCATTATCTGCTGTACCGCATTTTACAGAAGGAAATACATATACCACTCTTACATGTGGCTTTTCAGCATCAAGAACATTTAATGGTTATAGTTTTGATACTGTTGAAGCTGTGATGTTAAGTGCAGAAAACGATGAGTTACTTTTTGTGAGTGATGGGGATTTTGTTAACTATCCAGTATCTGGTTTTACATCTATATCATCTTTATGTGACGGTGCTACCTTATCTCCAGAATTATCAGGCCTTTTAACTGGCGGTTTTACAATAAATAATTACAATAGTATAACAATCACTTTCCCGACACTAAGTGCGACTGGTAATTTAGACATATTGTTAATGAATGCTGCGGGATATGGTAGTTTGAAGAAAGATATAAATACAACAATTACAGTTAACTAATATGGACGACGGAAAAAAAGGTACATTTGGTAGAGGTTTACAGAAGTTTATTTCGAGTAATCTTCCGTATAGATCTCCTGCATCTATTATTGATGATGTTACACAAGATAACCCAAAATTTAAAAGCTTTTATAAAGCAGGGTCGGTTCGCAAAGAGTTACTAGCTCAGCATTCTATTATAGCTCCGAAAGTACCTGAGTCTTCTCAACCAGTAGGTTCCTTTTTAGCAGATAGAGCATATAACGAATTAATGTATGCTACCTTAGATGTAGACAAATATCGCCGTCTAAGAGATTATAGAGTAATGGCTCAATTCGCCGAGGTAGCTGATGCGTTAGATGAAATTTGTGATGAGTTTTTAAATGAAGACGATCACGGAAGAATGATTGATCTAAAGCTTAGAAATGATAAAGAATTCGACCCACTAATATCAAAACAAATGAGAGATGAATTTTATAAATTTATTAACTTATTTGATTTTAAAGAAAGAGCTTGGGAGTATATAAGATCTTTATTAGTTGATGGTGAGCTTTACTTTGAAAATATTATACATGATAAGCATATTGAAGAAGGTATACTAGGTGTTATAAACGTCCCTACCCAGGCGATTGACCCTGTATATGACAATTTTCAAAATATGCATATTAAAGCCTATTTGTTAAGAAAGGCTAAACATCATAAAGATGCTGATGAACAAAATTATTCTGGTTTACAAGATAAAGACTTTATTCCGTTAGAAAAAAATCAGGTAACATATGTTAATTCTGGTACATGGAATGAAAATAGAACATTTAGAATTCCTTTTATTGAAAATGCTAGAAGAGCTTATAGACAATTATCTCTTATAGAAGATTCTATTATTATATATAGACTAGTTAGAGCTCCAGAACGCTTAGTATTCAACGTTGATGTTGGCCAAATGAGCCCTCCAAAAGCAGAAGGTTATATACGAAAGTTAATGCAAAATTACTGGAGTAAGAAATCATTTAGTCTTGATGGTGATAACAGAGTTAATTCATTTAACCCTCAATCAATACTTGATGCTTATTGGTTTCCTAAGAGGGAAGGCAGTACCGGTACAGAAGTAACAACATTACCCGGTGGTCAAAACTTAGGTGAGCTCCAAGACTTAAATTATTTTGTTAAAAAACTTTATAAAGCTCTTAAGGTACCTACTAATAGGGTAGAGTCCGAAACGTCTCAATATAGCGCCGACGCAAACGTTTTAAGAGAAGAATTAAAGTTTGCAAACTTTGTAGTTAGATTACAGTCTCAATTTGCCTCTGGTATAAAAGAAGCGTTTATTACTCATTTAAAGCTCAAAAAACTTTGGAGACAGTTTGAATTAAGAGAAAATTCGTTTGACTTAATGTTTACTCCTCCACGTAATTATTTCGAGCTACGCAAACAACAAATATTAGACTTGAAGGCTAATAACTTCAATACGATGACTCAAAATGAATCTATATCCAAGCAATATAGTCAGAAAGAGTACTTAGGTTGGACGGATGAGCAAATTAAGGCTAATAGAGAATGGCTTCGTAAGGACGCTGCTTTACAGCATGAAATAGAACAAATACGAGGTGGTGGTGCAGATTGGGCCGCTGGTGGTGGTGCGCCTGGTGCTGATGCTGGGACCGCACCCGGTGCTCCTGCAGGAGATGTACCGCCAGATATGGGTCCTACAGGTGGCGATGATGTACCGGATAGTGATATACCAGAACCAACTCCTACCCCGGGAGGGGAAACTTCAGCGCTTCCAACATAAATAATTATGTGGCAACAGATACATGGTCATCAGATTATTTAAGCGCAGGTAGTCATCTATTTTCTACATATCTAGCTAATACTGTAAGTAATTACGAGCTTTTAGCGGATAGAATTACATATGCTTTAGGTTACCCTGTTATTAACTTAGAACTTCATGGTAATCAGATCTTTACTAACATTGCTCTCGCTGTAGAAATGTTTAGTAAGTATGCTGGCTATACTGAAGAGCATTTAGTTTTTGATAGCGATAAGTATACGAGAGGTAAAGGTCTAGATATTTCAGAGTTAATGACTCTCACGCCAGAACTTACCGCTACGTATGAATCTACAATTGAGGTAACCAGATCTACTAATACAAACGTTGCAACTACTACAGCAAAAAATTTCGAAGCAAATAGTAACAGTACTTTTATTCCATTGTTTGAATTTAATGTAGGAGATATAAATGTTGATCCGTCAGAGTATACTGTTACTGTAGTATTAGATGATACAAATGTTATGGTTTCAAAAGCACTTGTAGTAGCGACATCTGGTGATACAACTGTAGAGTCCGCTGATGTACAAGAGACTGAGTTCGGTCAAGTATTTACAACCTCTTCTGAAATATTTGAAATTAGCGCTATACCAGCTAATACAACAGATCAAATCGACGGGTCTTATACTAATGAGGTTAAAGTAGGTATTGTATTAGCTAGCGATACTACTAAAGCAGGTTCTGTTAACGCGAACAGAAATGCAATATCAACAGACACAACAACAACCTCTCTCATTACTACACAAAAACCTCGTATAGGTTACTTCGATGATTTAACAAGACAAAAACGTAAGGTTATTGATGTATACAGCCATGAAGAATCTAGTAGTAATAGTTTAAATACCCTCTTTACTATTGAGCAAACTTTAGCGCAACAAACTTATTTTAGTTATGCTTTAGGTAATTATGGTTTTGATTTAATTAGTTGGTATATCTTAAAGCAGTGGCTTGAAACTCGTGAAAAAATGCTATCTACTAAACGTTATTTTAAGTTTGATGAACGTACTCAACATATGCTATTAATACCAGAACCAAAAACAGGTGAGCGGTTTTATGGTGTAGTGAGTTGTTATGTAGAAAAAACAATAAGAGACATGATTAAGGAGCCATGGGTTTATCAATATGCATTAGCGTTAAGTAAAATTAGTATTGGTAGAGTTCGTAGTAAGTTTGGTGGTGGACAATTTTCATTAGGTGGTGGTTCTCTTGACACTGGTATACTACAAGAAGGTTTAACCGAAAAAGAGAAGTTAGAAACAATGCTCACAACTGGCGCTAGTCCTGGTTTTGGTGATGCTGCACCTCCTATGTTTTTCGTTGGATAATGAACCTACAGAAAAAAGGAGAATTTAAAAAAGGAATATATCGCCCGATATATTATAATAAATTCAAAGGCAAAAAATACCCACAGTATAGAAGTTCGTGGGAGTTATACTTCTTTAGATGGTGTGACTACAACTCTAATGTCCTAGAATGGACAAGTGAGGGTATAATAGTACCGTATATAAGCCCAGTAGATACTAAATCCCATAGATATTTTGTTGATAATAGTTTAGTATTAAACCAACGAGGTAAGAAGGTAAAGTACCTCGTTGAGATTAAACCATTTAGCCAAACTCAACGACCAGTAATGCGCGGAAGAAAGAAACAAAGTACGTTTTTGCATGAACAAGCTACTTATCAAGTTAATCAAGCTAAATGGAAAGCTGCAAAAAAATGGTCGGAAGATCATGGTTATAAGTTCTTAATCTTAACAGAAAGAGAGCTTTTTCAGGGAAAAGCTAAGTAGAGACAATAAATAATTTATAACGCTATGTCATTCAAGTTACTTGTAGAAAAATCTGATCCATCTGAGTTTGATTATGTCTTAGAAGAAAAGAATAATAAATCGGAACCTACTCTTCATATCGTTGGTCCGATGATAAAGACAGACGATGTAAATAAGAACAAGCGTATTTATGAGCGTTCTGATATGGAACGAGAAGTAAATCGTTATACTGATGAAATGATCAACACGAAACGAGCTATGGGAGAGTTAAATCACCCTACTGCTGCTGAGGTAGACCTGGAACGGGCTTGCCACATTTTAACAGAGTTGAAACAAGAGGGTAATATTTTTGTTGGTAAGAGTAAGGTCTTGAGTACACCATGCGGTCAAATCGTAAAGAGTTTAATTAAAGATGGTTGCAGTGTTGGTATGTCAACAAGAGCATTAGGCGAAATACAACAAGAAGGAGACGTAGGTAAAGTATCAAATGTAAAGTTAATTGCTATTGATTGTGTTGCTGATCCTTCGTATTCAGATGCATTTGTTAACGGTATACTTGAGTCAAAACAATGGATTTTAAATAAGAAAGGGGAGTTCGAAGAGCTATATGATGGTTTTGAGTATAGTTTAAACAACCTACCTAAGAAAGACGTCAATGATTACCTTACAGAAAAAATCATTGCCTTTATCCAAAAGATATAAAAAACACGTACGGAAACGATAAATAATTATGATGGACCAAAAGTCACATATTAAGTCTTTTATTAGCAATTTAGCTGATAAGAATTATGCTGCTGCTGATAAGATTCTTAAAGCAGTAGTCGAAGCGAAAATTAAAGACAAGATCGCTAAAACAACCAAAAAGAATTTATTTTAGTCATGAGCAAGATAACTGATTTATTACAGGAAGTAGGTAAAGACGTTCTTAATGAAGAAAGTCTTAAGTCTATAGAAACAGTTTTTAACGAAGCTGTCGAGAAGAAAGCTGACGAGCGCGCGCAAATCGCGACTGAAGCTGCTCTTACGGCCCAGGACGAAGAGTACTCGAAAAAGTTAGAGACACTAATTGAAGCAATCGACAAAGATCATTGCGCCAAATTAGAGAAGGTCGTTGAAGCGGTTGATAAAGATCGTACACGTAAATTACAGAACGTAATTCGTAAATATCAAACAGCACTCAACGAAGAAGCTACTACACTCAAAGATACATTAGTAGAGTCTGTCTCAAACTATCTTGACTCATATATTGACGAGGCTATTCCTACACAAGCGATTGAGGAAGCTACTCAAAACCGTCGCGCTTATGACTTACTGAAAGATATACGCAAGAGCTTATCTGTTGATATGGTACTTGCTAATGAGTCTATTAGAGAAGCTGTTGTTGATGGTAAGCAGACCATTGAAGAATCTAAGAAAGCTATCTCTGATCTTACAGGTGAAAACAAATCTATTAAAGATGAGTTAGATACAATTAAGAAGGACTTATTCTTAGAGAAGAAACTAAACGGTCTTGATGAAAAGAAATGTAATTTCGTAAGAAAGACATTCAAAGATAAAGATCTCGCGTTTATCGAAGAAAATTTTGATTACACAGTGACAATGTTCGATAAGAAGGCTCAAGAATCTCTTGAGATTCTTAAGGAAGAAGCAGTGAAGGAGCGTAAGACCAAGGATGCAGAGGTTAAAGTTGTTGAAGAGAAATCTGAGCAACCTAAATCTCACGTACATGGATATGCTCAAGAGCTTGCTAACATGCGTCTCTAAGTAATCTTTACAACTGTTGAGGTATTTGTTACCTGATTCTCCAATGCAACGGAAAAAATGAAAGGAAACAATAATAAATTATGAATAAAGGTCAAAATTATATTGATACAAATAAAGCGGAGCAGTTGTTGGAGAAGTGGAGTCCTGTTTTGGACTATACCTCTGACAAAGTTAACGCTATTTCGGACGCTTCTACGCGTCTTAACACCGCCATTCTCCTTGAGAACCAAGAAGAGTGGTGTTTAAAGGAAGCTAATACCGCCGGCGGTGACGGTGGCGCATTTAGTTCATATTCTGGAAGCAACTTAGCTCAGAATGCTCAAGGACAAGCTGGTTATGGAAGTACTGACACGTACGCAGCCGGTGATGCTCGTTTGCCGAAGATTCTTATACCGATGATTCGTCGTACATTCCCTGAGTTAATCACTAATGAGATCGTTGGTGTTCAGCCGATGTCTGGTCCTGTTGGATTAGCATTTGCTCTACGTTACAAGTACAACGACAAAAATCTCAAAGGTGAAACTCTTGAGCAATCTAACGCCGGTGTCGCACCAGCTGTTGGTACACAAGAAGGTGTCGCTACCTCTAGCGGTAATGCCAAGACTGGTGGTCAGAAGAGCGGTGAGTTGGGTCATAACTACGTAGGATCTGGTTTTACTGGTCAAACAACTGATGTTGATGGTTTGACTGGTGGTCTCGGTGATGCTGGTGAAGGTGAAAACTTCGCAGCGAATCACTGGTTATCTGGTGGTATGGCAGAAGGTGACAAGGGTTTTGCTGCTACTTTATCAGCTTTCGAACTTGATAAAGCCGGTGACAATGCACCAACAATTGAGCTTAGCTTCGAAAAGACAGCTGTTGAAGCTGGTACTCGTAGATTAGGCGCTCGTTGGTCTGTTGAACTTGAGCAGGATCTTAAGAATATGAATGGTATTGATGTTGACGCTGAGTTAACCAATGCTATGTCTTATGAAATCCAGGCTGAAATCGACCGTGAAATGATCATTCGTATGATTCAGGCTAGCATTGTTGCTGGTGAAGGTACAGGGTTCTCTGTATACCAACCACAGTCTGCAGACGCTCGATGGATGGCTGAAAGAAACCGTGATTTCTATCAGAGATTAATCATTGAAGCAAACAGAATCGCTGTTCGTAATAGACGTGGGGCTGCTAACTTCATTGTTGCTACTCCTAAGGTTTGCGCTATTCTCGAAATGCTCCCTGAGTTTTCTTGGATGACAGTTGACGGTAACGTTAACACACAACCAGTTGGTGTTGGTAAGGTCGGTAACGTTGGTGGTCGTTTTAACGTCTATCGCGATACTCGTACTGAAGCTCAGTACAACTTAACAACTACCAATAACGCTACCGGTACTAATCAAGTTGAGTACGCTTTACTTGGTTATAAGGGTCCTGAGTATTATGATACTGGTATTATCTACTGTCCTTATATCCCGGTTATGGTACAGCGTTCTATTGATCCTAACTCCTTCTATCCGAAGGTAGGTATGTTAACACGTTATGGTGTTGTTGATCACTTATTTGGTGCATCTAACTACTACCACGTCGTGTTCGTCAAGGGTCTTGGTGCTGCTAATGCCTTCGATCAAGGTGTATATATCTAATCTTAATTGATTATAAAAGCAAAAGGCGGTCCGTAAGGGCCGCCTTTTTTTGTCTACTATTGCCTTAGAGTCTTAACCCAAGGTATTTCTTCTTCCCATAAGAACTCTTCAATTAGATGTTCATGAGTTGCTCTGATTGGATTAATATCCCAACCACCTCGTCTTGCATACAAACACGCTACTGATAGCTCATCAGGCTCATATATTGTATTAAGTCGAGTAAATATAGTTTCACAAATCTCTTCATGAAAGTGACATTCATCTCTGAATGACACAATATACTTAAGCAACTCACTCTCATCAGGATGATATTTACCTCTTAGCTTAATAAAAACATCACCCCAGTCAGGTTGAGAAGTAACACGACAATTACTTTTGAGCAAGGATGACATTACCTTCATATAACCATCGTTTACTCCTGGGACCTTTGTTTCTAAAAGAGAAGGATCTTCGCTATAGACATTTATATAATAACACTCAGAATCAATGCTCCGACTATTCTCTAAGCGAATCCATTGATCTTCAGCATAAGGGTATGCAACACCACTCACATCTGTCTTACATGGGAAGACGCTTACTCTTACATCTGTTTGAAGATAACTACTTAAGTCTTCTGAAGCAGTATTTTCAAGATTTTTAATAACCTGTGAAAAGGTATCTCCGAGTCTAGTCATATTAAAACTATTCCAATATAGCTTCATAGACTTTGATTCAACGATATATTTACTATCGCTAGGATAAACTACTTTCGCTACCCCACATACTGGTACTCCGTTATTAGCTAACGCAGATACTTCATACCCGTTCCAAACATCACAACCTACAAACGGTAAGTCAGATGCTTTAATTTTTAAATGCCTTCGATTGTTAGATCGAGGTTCACGTACTAATAGACCAGCGTCATACTCAGATTTGTATTGACTAACCTGACCTAAGTGCTTACTTATTTTTGAGTTATCTAATTTTGTCATCCTGTAATATTTCGTTCATTTGATTATATCGATTTTCTACACTACCTTCAAGTATAAAAATATTAGGATACTTACCTAATATATGTTGTTCGTATAATCTAATAATTTCATTTCTAAAGCTCTTACTCATTGATCTCTCTCCATCATTAATCAATGGTACATCATATGGATTAGTATAAAAGATATAATCATACCTATCTATATACCTTTTAAGAGCATATGTAAACATTTTATCTACAAATTCATTTACTTTACCTTGTTGTCTAAAATATCTTGTATATATGTAACCATCTACAATACATCTATCTAAGACGTTATTCATTTGCTTACCACTATACGTAAAAATATTTTGTATATGATCAGCAAAAATTGCTAATTGTGTATCATTATAATCAGCTTCCCCATCATTAATACTTAAACCATCTCGGCGAATACGTCTAGTTACCTCATCTACACTACCCCAAGCGTGTTCTTCTAAAAAATAACGCAACAGAGTAGTCTTACCACTACTCTGCGCGCCTGTAAATGAAATAAGCATATTATTTACCCCAGACACCATTATCGACTAGCTGTGCAATTTTGCAATACAAACTAGTATCGGACCAGGCATCAACGATAGGCTCATTTGCTGCTTCTACGAGACCTCTTTTCTTGACAATTAAGTTTACGAGTCGCTGCAATTTATCATTTACACGGAAAACTAAACCAGCCTTAGCAACTTGCCGCCCATCTGGTTTGTTCATATCTTGACCGACAGTAATATTTGTAGGACCATAATCGTATTGCTTTCTAATAAACAACTTATACTCTTCCTCAAGAAGCTCTTTTAGCATCTCACATGTTTGAGGGTATTCTGATTCTACTTCTGTTTTAATTTCTTCGTACGTTTTCATTTTAAAAATTTATTTCTTGTTTTTTAGATTCAAGGTTAGAAAATCTATCCACAGTTTTGTTGATTCGTCATGTAGCGCACTCTCAAGCTCTTCATATGTGTTAAAATTGTTATCAATTAACACTGAAGATACAACAGGACCATCATCGAGCTCTGGTGTTACCTCATGGATAACACATCCTACCTTCTCGTATTTACCATCCCATGCTTTCTTTTGAGGGTTGAATCCTTTTAATTCAGGATATTGCTCAATAGCTCCAGGATGGCCATTATAAATATTTGACGCTTTAGTAAACCCTGCAGGTAATATTCTTAGATAACCGTGTAGAGTAACAAATACATTCTCTCTCCACTCTTCTCTTAAGATAGAATAGTTAAGAGCGTCAGCAGCCCTAAAGTAGTCCGTAATATCTGGCCACTTAGGTAGGGTAACGATACCACCGTCTTTATAGTGGTACACTAGATTTATATTAGTTGATTCACTTTCTTGTTTATTCGTAACAACAAGATCAGGCCATCTATTAAGTTTTTTAGAGATATTTACTATCTCTGAACCAGTTTGACTAAAGAACGCAACCCACTTCATTACCAATACTTTCTTTTAATAATCCGCTTGAATTGACTTGTATTGTAAAAGATACGCTCTATTGCATCTTCATCTGGTTGAGCACCAATTAAGTCTGCTAACAGCTGCGATGGTTTATGATCTAGACCAAAGTCTCCATTATAGGTATATCCCAACAACCCAGCCACAACAGGATTAGATGTATCTAAGCTTCTAATATTATAGATA